CAAAATACCGTTAATGCAATTTGTTCTGATGGCAGGATTTATTCAAAAGACTGGAAAGAATCTATTTATAATGAAGAAACGGAATCTACCAGTAAAAATTTCTTAACTATAGGATATTCAGGTAACGTATATACTAAAATTGCTTTCAAAAACTTAGCGATTTATCCTACAGTCCTCTCCAGGGAAGATTGTATCAAAGCATATAACTATTTACAAACTTTAAAAGCAAAATAATATGAAATTCATTATCATACCAAAAGAAGTATATGATTCCGTATCTGAAGAAAAGAAACGTGAATTAGGAACAGGTAGCCCAAGAGCGAGCGTAGACGGCTCTTGGGTTATTTTACACGTAGAACATTATGACCATCTATTTAAGTCTTTAGACGCGCAGGCTGATGACGATCCTCAATATCCGTATTCGGTATATGATAGCCCTTCTTCTGAGTTTGAATCTGTTCTTTCATCTAAAGAATGGGTGTCTGATGTTAATGACGAGTGTCTTTGATCTTGTTATGGTTGGGGCAATTACTATATTTGTAAAAAGTTGAATAATTAAAGCGTGTGGTAGCGTTATCTACCATATAATCATCATGTTTCAGATAATAATCGGATGCGTTTTGGCTAATATCCTTACGATAGCAATCATCGGTTTAGCCCTGTATTTAGTGTATCGTAAAAACGAAGATCGTTTAAAGGCTTTGGATTCTAAGATTGATCAGAAGGTTGAGGACGTAAAAAACAAGGTTGGTGCGGTGATGGACATCGTAGACCAGGTCAAGAAGTTGTTGGATAAAATTAACAAAAAATAAATATGGCAGAAATAGGTTATAACAGTAAATTCGAAGGCCAGGAGGTTGATTCCAGACTTGAGAATGTGGTGCAGGCTGCTCCTGGAACAGGTTCGGAGTCGGGGAAGGGAGGCCTCATCCCGGCTCCCCCTGCCGGAAGTCAGGACGGTAGCAAGACTCTTCTTAGTAATATGACATGGGGAGATCATGTAACAAAACAGTACATAGATGATGCTGTTTCGGCAGCAGGGTGGAAGAAACAGATTGTTAGCAAACTTCCTACTGTTGAAGAAGCGAAGGATAATGTCATGTATCTTGTAAAAGACGATGTGGCATCTACAGAAACTAAAAACGTGTATAACGAATATATTTTGGTTACTGAAGAAGGTGGAACTAAGGTGCTTGAATCACTTGGTATGGTAAGTACAGGAGTAGATTCATCTTATCTTGATTTATCCATATTTCCCAGTACTTCTGGAACTCTTGATGAGGATTCGTATGCAAAAATTCTGAATGCTTACAATAACAATATTACATTAGGTAAGCTTAGTTTTTATTATTTTTCTTTGGATTATTTTTTAGACAATGATAATTCTGAATTAAAAATAATAGCTGTTTTATTTAATAACACCAACTCAAAGGAAGACGTATCTGGATCTTATATAGACATTGAGATGGCAACTTATGTTGTTTCCCAAGATAAGACATATAGAGCTATAGCTAATACGGCTACGTTGTCTAATGACATGTTATTTTATTTGAAGTTTATGGCTAAGACTCCTAATGTTGTCACAACATTAGCAAGTTTGCCAATAGATGCTCATAATATCATAGCCAACGTAGCTTCCGCTACGAACCTGTCTATGGCCGTATCTGCTGAGGATGTTGGGAGGGAATGGCAGGTGCGGGTCAACAACACTACCGGCACAGACATCACGCAGCCGCTTCCTACCTATGGCCTGTTCCAGAGCATGTCAGGCGATAGCGTAGTAGTACCTAAAAATAGTTTTATAGAATTAAGTATCTGGTATATTAATGATAAGTTAGTTATCAGAGTAGGTGAACAAGCTTAACAGAAAGGATAGAGTATGGTTTATGTAAATAAAAACGTAAAAGGTTTTTACTGGGAAGGATACGAGTTGGATTCCTCTTCTTACGAAGTAGGGTATTCTTACCAAGATTTCTTAGATGGTAAATGGGTTCAACTTGACTCCGATCAAGAAAAATTCCATCAAGACAATCCTGATGCGAGTGTGAAAGAAGTTATTGCCATGCAGCTTGACCCGGAGCCTCCTGGACCAACTGAAGAGGAGTTGCTTGCCAAGGCTAAGGATAAGAAAGTTTCTGAGGCCAGGGAATATGCTTATTCTGATGCTGTCCGCTCTTATAGCTTGGATGGTAAACAGATATGGTATAACAGCAGCATGAGGCAGAAGGTTAAAAACGATATTGATGTAGCAAAAGGGAGCGGGATATACACCGTATCTGTAGCAGATTCAGAATACGAGCTTGATATTGCTAATACGGCAATGAATGAAATGCATGTATATGAATCTGAATGCGATGATCGTACTGCTGCCATAGAAAAGGAAATAGCTTCTAAAATTGACAGGAGTGAAGTTGAATCTATGAAAGTGGATGAAGGATATCCTGAGAAGTTGGTAAGGACAAAGGATCAGATCATAGAAAAAAATAAGATCCTTGAAGCTAACGATCCGGAGAAGGCTACAGCCATGTACATGAGGGCGATGATCAATACGCCGGCTATGTTGGAGAATACTGACCAGAGTCTGGCTCTTAAGATAAAAAGATTGTATCCTATTTGGGATAAGGATGGAGTTTATGGCGACAAAGGTCTTCCTATGGGAACTGCTGTTGTAAAGGGGCAGCGTTTTCGTAGTAAAAACCAGCCTTCAGATTTGGATTGGACTTTGTTTGAAGTAAGGCAAAATCACAATCTACAAGCTGATTGGGTTCCTGGCCAGGGAGGTGGAGCCGAAAGTCTGTATATGGTTGTTCAAGAAAAGCATTCAGGTACCGTAGACGATCCTATTCCTTGGGTATATAATTCTATTTTAGAGAACGGAAAGTATTACATAGACAAAGAAATTAAGTATCTTTGCATAAGAGATTCAGGCATCCCTTTGGCTTACGAGAATCTTTCTGATCTTGTATCAGCCGGATACGTAAGGGTTGTTTAGGTCGTAATTTGTTGTTAATGTTATGGATGGCCCCTGTATATTTATTTATGCAGGGGTTTTTCTTTAATCCAAACTCCGCTTATTTTAATATTTGGTAAGGTTCTGATTATCTTTGTGAAAAAGGTTAAGTTATGGAAAGAAGTGATATTATAAAAGAATTGAGTCAGTATTTTAGTATTGTTGAATTAGTTGGTCCTAAAGAATACGGTAGAGACAAAGATCTTTGCTGGAGGTATTTAAGAACTGAATTGCTTCACACGATACTGGTTTTAAGGAAAGACATATTGAAAACGCCGATGACGGTTAATACCTGGAAGTCGGGTGGAAGGTTTGATGAGCGTGGGTTTAGGAACAATATTTCGGATATAGTAAAATCCAAGACCGTATCAGGGTCTTTGTATGTCAGTCCTCATATGCTTGGGGCAGCCATCGATTTCGATGCTAAAGGTATGACGGCGGAGGAGGCAAGGAATAAAATAATTCAGTCGCAGGATTTACTTCCTTGTCCTATTAGATTAGAATCAGGTACCAATTGGGTCCATATTGACGTATATGACTCTCTTGGAAGTAGTAAGAAAGTAACTATGTTCTAATATGGCTTACAGATTTGTAGGAAGGATGAATTTAGAAAGTTTCTGGGCTTTTCTCATTTCCGGATTATCAGCATTGTGGATGAATTTCCAGGAGATTCACCACCTTATATATTCTATATTGTTTATATTAGCTATAAATCTTTTGTTAGCTACTATAAAAAGTATCAAGCACTGCTATATCCGAAGAAAGAGAAAGAGACATTTTAAGATATTGACATGCATAAGCGAAATGGGAGTTTTGAAAATTCTTCTTGAGTTCGCGGCCTGTTCTTTCGGGTTGTTTACCATATCCGGAATGGACCTTATTATGTCTATGGGAGGGCATAAATCCCCAGAGTTTATAGACATGCTTCTTCAGTGGATTACAATATTTGCCTTAATATTATACGGTGGAATGGCATTCAAGCGCCTCGGCGACCTTGCACCTGATTTGATGATAGTAAAAGGCGTTAAGTACTTCTTTAGTAAAGTAAGTTGGTGGCAAAAAGTTCCATTCGGAGAGGAGTTAAAAGAAGGTATAAAAAATGGTGAAATACAAGATCTTTTAGATAATAAAAAGGAGGATAAGAAATGTGTTTGCAAAAAATGAGGGTAGGGCATGTGTTAGGAGTTCTTCTACTGTGTTTTATATCTTTCTTGTTTGGTAAAACATGTAAGAAGAAAGAAATAATACACAATATAGAAATAGATACGGTAATAGATACCATTATCCAATCTATTCCTGTTCCTCAGTATATAGTTGACGTAGGGGAGGTAGAAATACCTTTCCCTATGGATGCTATAGTTGAAAAAGATACGATAAAAGACACTGTTTATATCAATATTCCTATACAAAGAAAAACATACAACACAGATGATTATCGGGCTGTTATAAGCGGATACAGACCTAATTTAGACACTATGATCATCTACCACAAAAAAGAAATAATATACGAAAAGAGCCGGCGCTGGGGCATAGGGCTGGCGGCGGGGTATGGGGTTGGGCGCGAGGGCTTCTCCCCCTACTTAGGCGCTGTGGTCTATTATCGGATATGGTGATAATCACCTCACCTTTTATTTAATGTCCAATAGTTTAAACTTTTATCACCTCATTTACTTATCTTTGTAGAAAAAGATAAGGTATGAACTATATCGATATTTTACCACAGATAAGAAATAACATTTTCTATGTCAGGATAGTAATGACCAATTATGATGTAGAAAATCAGATGGTTATTAGAATAGTAGCCAGAAGAAATGACGGTCTGTACAAGACGGAAGTAGTACAGTATCCAAATGAAGGAACTGATTACGGTGGAGAAATTATTGTTCCTATGTTTGGCATGGCTAAGTCGTTGGTGGCCCAAATAGTAGGAGTCAAGATAAATGGTACTGAGGTACGTGTTAATAGCACTGAGGTAGAGGGAGCCGATATAACAGCCAGATACGATGATTCCCTTACCAGAATGGGGTGGGAAGAGAGCATGAACAACATCCATCTTGATTTTGAGGTTGTAAGTACAAACAACCCTAAAACGCTTCGCATAGCCGATCAGTCGGAATGGGGGATATTGGCCGACAGACCGGCTATTATAGAGATTGTACCACCTGAAGATGAGAATAAGTATGTTTATTATCTTGGTAAGAATCAGCTGAATGTATTCAACAGTAAGACTCTTGGCATAAATCCGGGTCGCGGAAATGATTTTGAAAACCTGAAAGATGGTATATACGATATTACCATAAAAGGCAGTCCTTCCTCTTATTCATTTAACAGAAAGTATTTAAAAACAGATCTGATCCGTCTTAACATAGATAAGGTATGGGCCAGGTCAACTGTGTTATGTGATCATGAGGATGATGACGTTATTGACAAAATAAAAGAAATAGAGTTTCTTCTGGCTGCGGCTGAAGCTAATATGAGATTAGGGAATTTTGAAAACGTAAAACAATTATATGAAAAAGCATCTAAATTGATTTATGTTCTCAATAATTGTGAAAATTGTGGTTGTAAAATATAATCAATTAAATATAAGTGAATTATGGGATGCGGATGTGGAAGAAGCAACATTGCTTCTGTTAATAAAAGTCGGGCTATAAAGCCTCAGTCGAATACGACACCTAAAGCTGATTCTAATGTGGCTTGTATTCAGAAATATGATGAACTTGCTGTATTGGACAAGAAAATTATAGACCTTCATCGCAAGTTCAGGTTTGTAGGAGGTGTAAGTAAAAGGTATGCTGATATTCAAAAGCTGGTAAGAGGCTGGATCGTTAATTTGAAGAACGAGTGCCCGGATCCTGATGATCTTGCTACTTATTCTGAATACATAAATAAAGAATACGCCAGGTATTTTACCTCGAAGTGATATGGCAGCTACCGGAAGTACACAGCAAATTCTTTTCCCTTCATCTTACTTATGTGAGTGTGCTGATCGTTTTATAGCATGTAAGGCTGATCAGTATCTACAATATCATAAGTATAAGGTAGGTATCAAGCCTGATATGGATACGGTTCTTAAAATAGATCGTATGAGAAGAATCGTATGTGAAGGGGAATGCGGGTTGTGTCCGGATGAGATTCAGAAATTTAAAGAAGAACTTAATAAGATCTTGTCATGAAAAAGATGTATTACAACAAAGAATACAGAAAAGCTTTCAAGAAATCGGACTGTCCGGAAGATCTTGGTTCTGAAGAAATGTTTATCGTTCATGAGGCTGAATTTTGTTCGGATATAAGCCAAGATGATGCAGATAGGAAAGCGGAAGAGTTTGCGGATAAAGAAGGTCCGTTGTATGCTAATAAAGTAGGTGGCTGTTGCGAGGTATATTATAACACAAGACAGGAAGGTGATTTCTTTAAAAATGATTGTCCTGATGGTCAAAAACAAGAACAACCTACACATCATGTGATAGAGGCCGGGCGTGTATGGTCTAAGTTTAGTACCGAAATAGCCAACTACGAAGCTGCGAAGATTCTTGAGCAAGAAGGGCAGGCTGCCGCTAACGAATCTGGAGTATGTAAAACCGTTTATTACAACGAAGATCAACATGGTTGGTTTAGTAAACGTTGTAAGGAAGGATGGAAGGCTCCTGAGAAATACAGGAGGATATACGCTGGTACCGTAACGTCTTTCATTAGCGTTGATGATGCCAATGAAAAGGCTAAGAAGATACTGGAAGAAGAGGGCATGAAATGGGTTAATGAAAATACCAAATGCGAGCCTGTTGTTGATGAATGCAAATTTGATTTTTGAAAATGAGCAACGTAAAATTTAATCCGACAGAAGGTGAGAATGATAAACTGGTGTCGGTGTTTTCTGAAATAAATGAAGGTCTTGATACGACTTTGAATTACACTATTTCCGATGAAGGGAATAAGGCTAAGAAGAACATCGTCGTTAATCAAGTTGGTAAAAGGGAAAAGTTTTTATCGAAGAAAGGGGAGGAATCTGAGCCTTTTGTTTTGTCTGATGGTAATACTTTCAACGTTCTTAAAGAAGGTGCTTCAGGATCGGCATCCGCTTGGGCTGAGGATCAGCTTCCTCCAGAAGCCACAGAATCAGTTGGCGACAAAAGCCTTCTCCCTTCTTGGGATTTTTATCTTATAGACATGACTCAAAATACCGGAGACAAAGTGCGTCCGGTAGGAAAGCTTCGTAAGAATAATCTCCTTAGATTTGAAAACGGAGATTTTGCTCCTACGGTGGGCATAACCGAGGAAATGAGAGCCGAATGCGATGTGGAACTGTATTTGGATAGCGGTCATAAAAATAAGTATTGTGATGCCGGAGCATTTGACGCTAAGGCTTTTTACGAAGAGTATGGTATTGGTCAAAAACTTTATAATGTATCAGGGTCAGAGGTAAGGATTTTAAGACCTTGGGAGACTACTTCAAAGAATTATAGCATATTCTTAGGATGTAGCAAGAGCCTGTATGTAGCTGATAAAGTAGTTGGAAAAAGTGGAAAAATATGGTCTGGGGTGTACGACGCAGACACGGTCCCTATGCTGGACGGACTTGACCTGCGCCAGACGTGCCCCGTGCTGCCTCCCACAGCCTTATCTCCTGGACCGGTATGCACAGTAGACTCCAAGGCAAGATCTTTCTTTTTCTTGTATGAAGGAGAAACAAATTGTAAATCCGGAGCCGGAGTTGGTAACATCTGCACAATGTTTCTAAATGGAAGAACTTATCCGAGATGCAATGATGTAAATCAAATCAATATAGCTAAGTATTCGAGGGATAATAACGTAGATCCTGAATCTTCTTATCCTTTTTCTGAAGGTGGTTTTTTGACCTTGAATGCCTATATCATATACCTTGAAATGCTGTACGGTACTAAATACTTGGTTAATCCAGATACTTTTGGGGGTGGGATATTGAGCAACAATGGAATAGGTAATGATGTTAATTATAGGAAATATGGAGGGGTAAAATATCGTAAAAAAGGAGAAGAGATCTGGTTGTATGGCGCATGGGTTACAAATCCTCCTATTATCCATTATGAACCTACTAAAAAAATTCATTTCTCTTACCTCATAAATTCAGAGTATCCTAAAGAACAGTGCATGGAAAGTCAGATGGCGGCTTCTTTTGCATTTGAAACAGGCGTAGAGGAAGGATCAGAGTTTGATTTTTATGGAGGAAAATACTGGTATAAGAACGTCCAGGGAGCCAAGAGTATGGCTGAAGGTCATATGAATGTTATTGTGTTTAAGGAAATGACTGGTACCATATCGGCCTTAAACGAAAATGACGAACCAGCAGAATTTGATTTGGAAGTTATTTTAAGGATGTCTTTGTACGATGGTATGAATTTGTCTGGAGACGTCTTTAGGTATTGCGGAGGAGGATACGAACAGGTAGGAACTTGTTTAAATGATCCTAATGTCACTCGAATAGGTAATACTATTGATATTTATATAGAGCCAGATCAAAAGAAATGGACATATGAGAAAAGGTCTACTATAAATAATGGTGAGGTTTTTGATTTTGAATCCAAATATAAGAAGATAGCAACTACCCAAAATTTAGGAAATGATCATGTTTTACATCGTATCCCTTATACCGGATGGAAGGGTAAAAAGGGAGGAAATTATAATTCAGGAGAATGTTTTTATACATGGGACAACTGCTACTGGGCTTCATCTGTTGGTATAAAGTCCAGAGTGGCTGCTCGTTTCGGCGGTTATGCGGCCATTGGCTATTGCTCGCCTCGTGCTCTGTATGCGAATTACACCACTTCTCATACGAATCGCTACTATTGCGGCCTTGCCCAGTTGTTATTAGACGTCAGTCAGCCGCAGGCCTGAGGGGTTGCACCCCTCTGATGGCGCAGCCATCATAAGCGCAGCGCTAAGGCGCAGCCTTATATACTATATCACGGCGCAGCCGTATCTTGTTAATATAATATTTTATAGCTATAAAACAAAAATTTAAAATATTTAATACAAATTGTTTTGTAGCTATAAAATATTATACATACATTTGCAATGTCATTAGACAACAGAGATAGTTAACATTATAAACAATAAAAATCTATTCAATGAAATCCGTTAGTCTGCTAACAAGTCTTACATTGGGATCTGACCTCTGAAATAGCAAATAACGGTTGAGAAAAAGGTTAAAAATAATTGGCTGCTCGTTTCGGCGGTAATGCGAACAATGGCAATTGCTCGCCTCGTAATCTGAATGCGAATAACACCACTTCTAATACGAATCGCAACAATTGCGGCCTTGCCCTGTGTGGGCTAAAAAATTGGGTATATTCTTTTTAATCTTTCCCAGGAGTGGAGAATCAATAAAAGACAAGCGTATGAGGTTATATGATAAAAATATGATAGAGATGCGCGACGGTCGTAAGCCCGTCATTAGCCCACAACTGAAATCAGTTTCAAACTATATAGATATAAGTTTGAATGATATTAGAGAAGCATGCGAAGCAGCATTTAAAAACCATTCTAAAAAGAATGATGTTGTTAATTTTAATTCTGATTTTGATATTAATTCGTTAAAATTGTATGAATGGTATTTAGATGGTACTTATGTTAGCAAAATCAAATATCGCAAACTTGTAAAAGAAAACAAGAATGGTAAGGTTCGTGAAATAAACAGCCCGGATCTTACCACCAGAATCTATCAGCATCTTGTTTTAGTAAAGTTAGGTCCTTTGTATTATGAGAAGGATAATATGAATGGTCTTAATTGTAAGCCTGGATTTGGCATAACAGCATCGTCTAAATCAAGGTCTCTTATTAAAAAGATGAAGCACGTTTATTATGATAGACTTGATTTGAAGTATTGCCTGGTTATAGATCAACGTAAATGTTATAACCATGTAAAAGACAAAGTATTTAGAAAAGTACTTAAGAACTTTATTTCAAATAAAAAGTTTATAGATTTTGTAATAGACGTAAGTTTCGTATCTGGAGAGTTACCTATAGGAACCCCTACAAGCCCTTTCATTCATCATCTCCTTATGAAAGATTTTGATGATCTTGCAAAAAGAATAGCTCCTTTTTCATTGAGATATGCCGACGATAATTTCCTTGCTTTCTATACTAAGGAGGATGCTAATACTGCCAAATGGAGGATTAAGAATTATTGGTGGTATGAGCTTAAGATAAGATCTAAAAGGCATACTTGTATTATAACAGACATGGATAGACCTCTTGATTTTTGCGGGTATGTTTTCCACCGTAATAACAAAGGCGTATCTGAACACAATAAAGGTTATGTGACAATAAGGAAGAGGGTAGCCAAAGACGCGAAGAAGTGTATTACAAATGAAAGCTGGTCTTCTTACTTCGGTCTTTTAAAACACTGTGACAGTTATTCATTAATGTCAAAAATAGAAAATATCATGAAATTACGAGATTTAACAAGCACGATTCGTATTGATAAGAAAATGGCTGCGGACAACATCGATGTCAAGAACCTTGAAGGTATTGTATTTGATATTGTGAACTATGAAATACGAAGCAATAACAAGAATGAACCAAACTGGATAAAGTGCTTGATAGGTATTCCTGAAACCAATAAAGAAGGGATTCCTACTGGCAGGAAACTCGCAAGGGAATTTCATGGTAATTATCAAGGTATAGTAAATTTTATTTCAAAATGCGAACTTACTTATGGCAAAGACGCTATTCTCCCTATTACCGATGTAGAGATAGAAAACAGATGCGGATACGTTTTTAAAGGCAGCACTAACCGCTTGGAATACATTGATTGACTTCTTATTGTGATGGTGTGAATGAAAATTATTATCTTGCACCAAAAAAAGAAAGTCATGAATTGTAACACTTGTAAAGATGACAGACCTGATATTCTGAGATCTAATATCTGTATCGGGTCTGATCCGTGTAATGACTGTACGGACAATTGCGAAATTCTTCCAAAAGAATGCGATTGCCCGTATGGTCATTTAAGCGATCATTGCATTCATTATACAGGATGCAAGACATTCATATCCAAATTAACTCCAGGCATGCCTTATAATGAGGTTATGCATAATATAGAGCTGGTTTTTGAAAACATAGATAAGTTTTTGGATAGGATGGTTGAAGAAAATACGCTTTTAAAACAAAGAGTTGAAAAACTTGAAAAACAACTTCAAAATGGAAAAGAGTGCACAAATTGGTAAGGACTTAAGTGGTAAACACGTATATGTTCCACATGTGGACGAGACGCCGGTGCCATGCCCGGACGGATATACATGCACGAACTGCGTGTACTGCGCTGACGGCATCAACGCTGGCTACTTCAGTCTGGCTCAGAAATCTGATCTTACGGCTTTAATCAATGCAATGATATGCCGTATGGAATACCAGGATAGGGAAATAGAATTTTTAAAACAAAAAATAAATATTTTGAGTAACAATGGCAATAACAGGTAACGGTTGTTTTGGCAGTCATGGTGGGTGCGAACGCCCGCATCATTGCAATATTCCTTCTTCTAACATATTCTATGATGGAGAAACTATAGAAGAAGCTGGTTTGTATCATGGTATGCCTTTAGACGGAGCTTTAGCTAATTTAGCTAAATACGTTTCAAGGGCTATTAACGTAAGTGGATCTGTCAATACAGAAGTGTTTGACGGTACTTCTCATGTGGTTCTAAAGAAAGATCCGGCAGAGATTTTGCTTGTATCTTATTGCGGGGGTGTCGTACCTTCTGATATGTATAAAGTCCAGGGTCGTACTGTTAGGTTCTGCCGGGATATGTGTCAACAGGATGAACTTGCTGAAGTGAGGGTTGTGTACCGAGAAGAAGCAAATAGTTCTTATGGGTTCCATTGTTAATTTAGGAGGATAAGAAATGGCAGAAAAATGCAAAGGATTTATATGTGGGGGTAATCTCGTTGATGGCTCTGTGCCTTCTGATAAGTTAGATAAAGAAACCATTGTCGAGCTTATTAAAGAGATTCTGAAAGAGGAAATGCACGAATCTTGGCTTAAGGAAATAATAGAAACCATACTTAAGGAATCTATTGATTCAGATTGGCTTCGTGAGTTCTTTAAAGAAGTTCTTAAAAAATACGCTAAAGAGGAATGGTTTAAGGATATTATCTGCGGCTTAGGATGTGTTGGCGTACAAGAGATATTTGATGTTATTCCTACTGACATAACATTTGAAGCCACAGGCGGTACGGCTACGGTACAGGTTGTGGTAGATGATGGCGTTGAATGGGAACTGACACTTTAATGAAGGAGGGTTATTATGAGCAAAGAAAGAATATATAAGATGGATGATGGTTCTTGGCTTACCTCAGATAAGAAGGAAGGTGTCGGTCGTGATAAAATGAATTTCGATGCTCCATCTTGGAAAGGAAGGGAAGATAGGATCACTATCCGAATTGTGAAGAAGTCCGATACCGAAAGCATGAAAGCCATTACTTTCAAGCAAAAAGGTATTAAGATCACAGAAGTGTCGGTTAGTAGGCTGGAGTTCCCTATATCTGGTGGAGATAAGCAGATCCTTATTACTACCAACGCCGCTTCTATCAATGCCCTTATTACAGGAGATAGTGGTATAAAGGGTGTTATAAAGGCATTTACCACCGCTTCTGGTCTAAATATTGATGTCAATGATATTAGGCTTGATTATGGTTTCCCTGGTGATCCGGGTCTTGAAGACACGTTCCAGGTTTCGATGATTGTTTCCATGCCTGGTAATGAGGATGGGAATGAAGTTAATGAGAACATAACTATAAATGGTGTACTGATTCCTATTTATCAGCCTGGAAAGGTCGTTCCTTACATTAAATTGGATAAGGAATTTGAACAAATTGAGGGTAGTGAAACAAGCACGCAGTTAAGTATAGAAAGTAATATAAAAGATTATGTTATTGAAATAGTTGAATGCGAGTCTGTGGATAAGGAGGAAATCTACCTGGACAAGGATGTTGTTGATCTTGATTCAGATGGATCAACGGAGGTAATCAACGTAAGTACAAATCCTGAAAATTTAAGATGGAGGATTAGCGAATGAAAGTAGGTAATTGTTGGGCGAACATAGATAAGAAAGAAGGCAGTCTTAACAGTAAGGTTAATATTTACTTTGATGAAAATGATACTGGTGCCAACAGAAGTGTCAAGATAAGGGTGTCTTCCAGGGATGGTAGCGTATCTGAAGAATGTACGGTAGTTCATGAAAAAAAAGAACAGGTAGTTTATAGAAATAAAAGGCAGTCGGCTCTTTTCACAAAAGAAGGATGTAATCCTGAGACAGAGAAAGGGGAAGAGCTTGAGTACGTTGTTGAGGCCGGAAAATACACGTCTATCATATCTCAGTCTGATGCTGATGACAAGGCTATGAGAGACATTGAGCAAAATGGTCAGAACTGGGTTAATGAGCATGGTCGTTGTATAACCACATTATGGTACAATGTCAAGAAATCAAAGTCGTTTAGAAAGAACGACTGCGATCCTGATACCGAAGAAGGAAGTTTGGTTACGATGACGATCGAAGCCGGGCAGTTCTCTTCTTCCATAAGCCAAGAGGATGCTGACCGTAAGGCTGAAGCCGAGTTGAATGCCAAAGGTCAAGACTATGCTAATTCTCATGGCACTTGCAATACCATAAAATGGTACAACGACAGGAAATCCAAAATGTTCCAAAAGACAGATTGTGAGGTAACTGAAGTTGGATCTATGGTAGAGTACGTTGTAGAAGCCGGCCGTTTCTCTTCTTCTGTTTCTAAGGAAGATGCTAATCAGAAGGCTTTGGAAGCCTTGGAAGCTGAAGGTCCAGGGTATGCTAATGAGCATGGCACCTGTGAAACCAATTTATGGTATAACGTAGAGAAGTCGAAAGTATTTTATAAGAATGACTGCGAAGATGGGTTTATCGGAGCACCTTACACTTACACGGTAGAAGCCGGTAAATACACATCAGACGTAAGTCAAGAAGATGCTGATCAGAAAGCTTTTGATGATATAGAGAAAAATGGTCAGGATCAGGCAAACCTGAATGGAGAATGCGTTACTGATCCAAATTATTTCGTTGGAAAGGCTTCGGCTCGTGTTCAGAAAAATGATTGCGATGCTGAATCTCAGACCGGAAGCTTTGTCGATTTAACTGAAAAGGATCTTGCTGGATACCCGGATGCTTTTGTATCAAGGGAAAGCCAGGAGGCGGCTAACGCGCTCGCTCAGGCTGCTATGGAAGAACAGAAACAGGATCTTGCAAATAAGAAAGGCACTTGCATAGATAAAAACCAATTTGTTGGTGTATATAGCAAGGTATTCACAAAAGACAATTGCGACGGAGAAGGCGTAGGTTCGCAGGTAACAGTGGACCAAGATGATGTAATCGGTGGTCCTTTTACTTCATACGAAAGCCAGGAGGCGGCTAACGCGCTCGCTCAGGCTGCCGTCGAGCAGCAGGGCCAGGCCATAGCCAACCGGGACGGACATTGCACGTGGACTGGTAAATACAGTGAAGAATTTACCAAAAACGATTGTAATGAAGGTCAGGTAGGGTCTAAGATTACCGTAACCGAACAAAATGTAGTGGGTGCCCCATTTACATCTACTGTAAGTCAAGATGATGCCAATAACAAGGCTAAGACTGCTGTCAAAGAACAAGGACAGGCTATTGCTAACAGTAAGGGTAATTGCGAGAATATGACGGTCTATGCCGGTCATTACAGCAAGAAATTCGTCCCTGAATGTGAAGCTTGTCATAAGGGCGTAGAAATGGAAGTTACGGCCGAAATGGTTAACGGTAGTCCTGTTACGTCTACAGAAAGCCAGGAGGCGGCAGACGCAGAAGCTCGTAGGATCGTAGAAGAAGGAGGCCAGGCCTATGTTAATGAAAACGGCAACTGTACGCCACTTAGCACCGATCCTGTATGGGAAGACGTTGTTCCGGAAGAACTTAGATGTAATGAAGGTAAGTCTCAGAAAAAGCAACATGATACCAACGAATGTTCTGAAACCCACAATCAAGAACGTTGGGTAGATGGTGGGAACAAAGTTTGTAGCTGGACCGGTCATTACTCAGAAACGTTCCAAAAGAACGACTGTGAAATACCGGATTCAGGAACAGAAGTAGAGGTAAGTGAAGCTGATGTTGAAGGCAATCCTTTTACTTCTTTCGTAAGTCAAGAGGATGCTGATAATAAGGCTAAGGAAGCCGTTAAAGCTCAAGGGCAGGCTATTGCTAACCAAAAAGGTAAATGTAGGTTCGTAGGCGTATATAGCAAGCAGTTTACAAAAGACAATTGCGGATCATGTCAGCATGGCGTTCCGATGAGCGTAACACAAGACATGGTGGGTGGACCGTTCTATTCTAATGAAAGCCAGGAAGAGGCAGATAGGTTGGCTCAGGAAGCTGTAGAAGCCCAAGGTCAGGCTTACGCTAACAAGAACGGGACATGCGAAATGGACAACACCGATCCTGTATGGGAAGATTCTGAACCGCTTGAAACCAAATGTGAAGGAGGTAAATCTTATAAGAAGCAAGTCAATACCAACGAATGTTATGGTGGAGCAGATGAACGCTGGGTAGAAGGTGGAGATAAGGTATGTACCTGGACCGGAACATATAGCAAGCAATTTACAAAACAGTGTGCTGATGGAGGTGTCGGATCTGAGGTTACTATAGACCAAGATGATGTAACCGGCGGTCCTTTTACGTCTACCGTAAGTCAAGAAGACGCAAATAGTAAGGCTCAGGCTGCCGTTGAGGCCCAAGGTCAGGCTCTTGCTGACGCACAGGGCACTTGTACTTGGACCGGTAAGGCAAGTAAGGTTTTCACCAGAAACAATTGTGGAAGCTGCCAGTATGGTTCTTCTGTTACCGTAACCCAAGATGAAGTGGGTGGTCCATTTACGTCCAATATCAGTCAAGCTGATGCTAATAAGAAGGCTCAAGATGCTGTAAATTCCCAAGGTCAGGCAGTAGCTAATAAGAATGCTGATTGCTTGCCTGATAGCACAACACCTTCTTGGTCGGATACCGGAAGCACCCGTTGTGACGAGTGTACGTCTCAGAAGCAACAACGTGACACCAATCCATGCTCTTCTTCTTATAACGACACAAGATGGGTTAATGGAGGTGGAGAGTCTTGTACTGACTGGTCTTACTATGGAACAGGAGACTGCGTAGGTCATACTCAGTACAATGCTTATCGTGATAGTTGCTCTGGTAGCATAGATCGTCAATATTCTGTAAGTTGTAGAAATTGCTGTAATTGCGGATCTTACGGTTCTTGGCAAGAAAATGGATGTAATGGAACCAAAACTAAGTTTATTCGTTACGATGATTGCGGAAATTCTGATACTAAAGAAGAGTATGTTATTGGAAGTTGCGGATATGCACCATATGAATTTCAGTTCTATGATGGAAGAACGAGCAAGTCAAGGTCTGTAACTGGAGAATCTCAGGATATTGAAGAAGTTATCATAAGTACTAAGAATGATTCATATATAGGATATTCTGTTAAATCGAAACCTTCTTGGTGTTCTGTTGATTACAGAGACCAGACATCTGAAAGCATGAAGGCTGTGGTGACATTATCTGCCAATACAACATCTTCTTCCAGATCTGGTGACATTGTTTTTGTTCAAAAAGAATCTGGAAAGACTGTTACTCTTAGCATCACACAAGATGTTGCAGTTACTTACGAATTTAGTACCGACCAAAGCACTTGGAATGCCGATGCAAATGGAGGTGAAAATAACTCATATTTATGGATTCAATTAAAAAGTAAAAAGAATGGAAGTAAGATAGGATACGCTGTATCATCTAAACCAAGTTGGGTTACAGAAGTTACAGAAAAACCATCAGGAGTAAGTTGTCCTGTTTTGCCAGGTTATGATTATTCATTTGTAATAATCTCATCCGCAAACAGCTCTTCATCTTCCAGAAGTGGCACTGTGACATTGAAGCAAAATGAGTCTGGGAAGACTGTTAACATAACAGTCAACCAAGAAGGCAAGGCAGAGGCTAAGCCTGTTCCGGCGCATATTACATTGAAAAACGGCTATTGGGCTACATATAGGAGGAATAATGTTTCTTATAACCCTGGCGCCGGTAAGTGTATTGCCGGATTCGAATGGACTGGTGATGAAAATGGAAATATCCGAATCTACACCTGTGATATTAAGGTGGTGGATGCTAATTATCGTGAGATATCTGGAGCTACTATAAGCATCGGAACAACAACCCAGAGAAGACAATCCGGAAGCTCTTGTTCGTATTTCAGGGCCGTTAATGGAGGAATATTAGCCGGATATGTTCATTCTGGAGATGAGAATGGATATACTACATGGTATATACGAACTATAATCGTGTCTTACGAAGGCAAAGTGTATAAGACCGCTACTGTTAGGCAGTATGAAAAACAAAATATCTCCAAGAAAGGTGGTGTTTTCAATGTATATAATGAATCTCCTGCTTCTTACAACTTTATCGTAGATGGAGCTGAGTGTGGTGATGAAAATGGTACTTTGAAATACGCTTATTCTCAAATGGATCTTAATCCAGCATAATTAGCAAGGGGAGGGAATTTAGTTCTCTCCCCTTGAATATTTTAGATTATAATATTGTGTTTTAAGTATTGTCTATTAGAATAAAAATGATTAATATTGCACATCATTCAATTTTAAATTTTTAGTATCATGGCTTGTAAAAAGAAAGCTCGTCAGGGTGGGGAAGTTGATAAAAAGGACAAACCCAAAATGCGTCAAGGCGGTAGTGTTGGCGGTAAGATGAAAAGAAAGAAGACGAGCACTAAAAAGTGATTGAAAACCAGGGGAAGGTGCTGATCGCCTTCCCCATTTTAATAACATAACAACAACATATTATGAGCAACAAGTTTATTAGCAAAGGACAGAGGAATGTCTGTGTGACGTTTGTGAAGTATTATCCTGTGTTGATGCAGGTTGTTATGTTAGCCAGCATTTTTGATGAGTTTTATCCTTTTAGTATCACTAATTGGCTGTATCCGATATTAGGTCATTCTCTATCATGGGACCTATTTCTCTTGGCTTTTTCAAGAATGTTCAGGTTTTGTATATGGCATAGGTTATTGATCTATAGTATGATTTTTAATATCTGTGTAGAATGGGTTACGGTTAATATTGAGATGCCTATTGAACACAATATCGTAGTGTGGTCTGTTATGGCTGTTACTCTTTTGATAATCATTGCCCCTATTGTTTTAAGGTTTAAAACAGGATGTTTTGAAAATGAAAGAAATTCTGACAGAGACGCTGCGTAAAAGCGGTGCGGCGGTATGCGATAAGATAAAGGAGATGTTTTTAAGCGGGGAATGCGATCATCTTACAGCCAACGATCTTGAGACATGGACGCAGCTTGCTAATCCGGCTAAGTACTATACCGGAGAAGAGGCTGTTTCTTATCTTAATGTAACTTCTAAAAGATTTTATGAATATCGTAAGGCTAAGTTGGTTCCTGATCCGGTTAAGATAAAGGGATTCCCTAAACCTTTATATACGAAAGTTATGTTGGATGAGGCTATAAAAACCATATCCGGCATGAGTGAAAGAGATATTTATATGAGGATCTTGAATGCTAAATCAAGAGAATCAAGAGCAAAAGAAAGGAGGGGAGCATGATCACTAATGGTGAATTTGTATCAAGAGTCGTAAACGGTATTCATGCCCTTGACAAAGATTCGCATGTTAGTCGGAGATGGATATTGAATATCGGTAGAACTAAAGCCGAATCTTATACAGCACAGAGGTGGGATGACGGGACGTTACTTGGTGACCACCGGCTCCTAACTTACGTTACTTGCCTGGAGATGATTGAAGTTGATAAAATAGTTTGCTGCGATGCCGAATTTGCGTTATGTAATACTTTGATGCGGTCAAAGCATAAGCTTCCAGGACTTCTTTATTCTGCCCTTAGACCGGCTATTACTAAGGTGACTAACGTAGATAACACTATATTTTTTAAGTTCGCTGAAATAAAGTCGTATCGCAATGAACAAAAAAGACCGTATGCTAAATACGTTAAAGAACGTCGTCCTTTTTATTATGTAGAAAACGACTATATTTATATACCGGATTTCCATATAGAGCTTATTAACGTAGAGTTCTTTACAACAAGAAGAAAGAAGGCTCTGGAGTTAATGGCTTGTGATCCTACACCTAAAGGGTGCGAGTCTGAATGGGAATACGAATTTATCTGTCCTATCAAGCTAATTGAGTACGTGGTAGCAGAGACGATAAAGGAAGTAGCGTTCAGGCTACAGATTCCTGTTGATGAAAATCCGAATCTTGATTCCAATCAGAAAAGTCAAATTGTTCAGTGATTCTTTTTATTGGACACCCGGCCATAGTTATATAGTTTGGCCGGGTGTTTTTTTGTACTATTTCAATGCAAGAACAGGGTTTCCCCATTTTCTTTTCCATTTATCTCCGAGGTAATTTATCAAAGAATTGTAATCTTTGATAAAACCGTCATCAATAACAGAGGCTATGACGTTCTCTATAGCTATTATGTCATTGAGCTCATCTTTGCTGGCAGTATTCCTTATCCCATCTTCGTGTTTATTAAAAACAATGAAATTAATAGCTTTAGCAACTCTCTTTATATTGTCTTTCAAGTCATTCTTGTTTGGAACTATTTTGCTTATTGCGCTACACATCCTAACGTATGCATCGCCGGCTTCGTTCCGGTTTTCTATCAAACCATCTGTGAGCCAAATGACAACCTCTGCGTAAATTTCTGGATCCATCTCTAATGCAATCATAACAAACAGATATGGATTGACAAACCATTTTTGATCTACTCCTTTTCCTTTTTTGTAGGCAAGGTCTAATTTACCAAGATCCATTACACTGCTGATATTCAGGATATTATCTTTGAGTCCGAGATTTCTCCTACTCAATAAGTCCCTGTCATTCAACTTATTAAAAAGCTCGAAACATCTCTCCCTAAAAGAAGAAGTTAGCATTATTTCGTTAATCCATCTTTCTTTTAACCCTTTTTCTTTTCTTTTTTTGTTCATGGCCGATACGGCGTCTGTTATACATATGTAACCATCTTTAGACATAACAGACACGTTCATTCCTAACAAAACTCGATCTTTTGATTGTAAAACAACATTTGATTTCATAACTTTACTACGATTTTAATTTTGTAAAATATAAGTCTACCTGTCCGTGAGGATCGGTAGACTTTGCAAATATAGAATAGTATTTTGACGCAACAATATATTCTAATGTTAATTATCTGAAATGTATAATTTTAATTTTTGAATTATGAAAAGAACATCAATACAATCACCGTATTTTGCAGCTTACTACCATCGTCTTATGAAGAGAAAGAATGGTTTTAAGAAAGGCATGATAAGAGACAGAGGAGAGATTTTAAGAATGTTGTCTATTATATGGAAAACCGTATCAGAACATTATGTGGAAGCTGATGCTGGTGTTTACGTAGATAACGTGGGCTACTTATGCCATGTGCTTATACCGGGCCAGCGCTTTACCGTCAGGCGGGACCTGGACATCGTGAGCAGGCTCGGCACCAACGGCTACCTCTACAACCACCTGGCTATGGATTTCGCAGACTCTAAAAGATATTACCATTTTGTAATACAAGATAGCTTGAAAAAGAAGTTAAGGGTTAAAATGAATAAAGGACGAAGATATCGATTTATGTACAATGAAATACTTGCTAAAAGAAGAGTGTTTAAAGATTTCCAGATTAAGAGAGTTTTCGAAGATAAAGAATTAGGACACAGAAAGTCGTAGAAAAAAAGTAGCGATCACCCTTTGTAGATACAGGATAATCGCTACTTTTGCATATCCGTCTACTTTCTCAAGCAGGCGGATACAAAAAAACAATTCCTATTATGGGAACAAAGGTAAACAATTTTCAAAACAATGCGAAGAACAGTAACATTATTTTGACGCAAAAATCCAGCGAAACGGAAACAAACGGGAGCGTAACAATCTTTAAAAATTCAGAATTTGGAGATATTAGAACCATAGTAGATCCAAATGGAGATGTGTGGTTCGTGGCTATAGATGTAGCTCGATCACTTGGCTATGCTACGCCTAAAAATCCAATAAAAAGACATGTTGATGAAGAAGATACCATTCTTTTGCAACTGTCTGATTTTCAGAGGGGCTCGTTTTGGGCTCCCTTGGAAATCAATGAGTTAGACAGCATACGTGTAATCAATGAATCTGGGTTATATTCTCTTGTTTTGTCATCAAAATTAGAATCGGCAAAGAAGTTTAAACGATGGGTAACATCCGAGGTTCTCCCCTCTATAAGAAAAACGGGTTCTTACTCTATAACTCCTAAAGATTATCCATCTGCCTTAAGAGCTTTAGCTGATGAGGTTGAAGCCAAGAACAGAGCCATAGCAGAGAGGGTTCAAGCTGAAGCCGAGAAACAGCAAGCTATAAAGACAATAGAAGAGCAGCGTCCCGATGTGGAGTTTGCGGAGTCGTTCAAGAAAGTTGATCATGAAAACATGTGGTTGATTAGAGATATCGCGAAGAAGCTTGAACAAAATGGTATTATCATCGCCGAGAAGAATCTTCGTTTGTTTCTTGAGGAAGTCAAGTTCATGTTCAGAAATGGGCAGGGTAGATGGGAGCTATACAGTGATATTGTCAAAAATAAGTTTGGTGTTTACAGATCATATTTTGTTGACAAATATTCTGGGGAAAGAGTTAATCAGCAAACCATCTACATGACTGGTGCCGGATATGAAGTCACGCTTAAGGGGATAAAGGAAAAGTGTAGGAGCCTTTTCTTGAAGTACGGCAAGTTTGAAGATCCTAACTTTTGAAGACACAAAATATGGCGTCATACATATTATTCATATCTTTGTGGAGGTCAGGTTCGTTTCCTGTCCTCCATTTTTTTTAAGAGATGACAGTCGAAAATTATATCATAGAGTTAAAATCGTCTTTAAGATCATTTGACAAGCGTGATCTGATAGATGAGGTATCCATCTACAAATGGATAGAAATTGCCCTGAAGAAGTTTGGAGGCGATATTACTATGCGCAAAGAAGCGGTAGTGGATGTCAAGCGAGGGCAGGCCCGTATGCCTGGTGATTACTTTGATCTTATTTTGGCTTTTAAATGCGATTTTAAAGGATATGAGGTGCCGGAAGGTGACAAGGTGATATCAGAACTTCAAAATACAATAGCTTGGAAAGAACGTACCGAAAGAAGTTATAGGTGGTGTTCTTGCGATGAATGTTGTAAAGACGAATGCGAGAAAGTGATAGTTGAAAAATTTTATATCAATGTTCATGATCGCGATCATGAAGTTCGTTGCTATTATGACCGGCCGGTAATGTTAGGTCTTGCTAAGCCTATGCTTCGTGATTCTTGTTTAAGTAAATGCCGGAATAAGGTAATAAAGGATAGTCCGTATGAGATAAATATCGTAAACGGATTCCTGTATGCTAATTTCGATGGTCCTATTTACATGCAGTACCGGTCTCTTCCTTTCGACGGAGAATCTAATATAATTATACCAGACACGCCTCAAGGTCTGGTATTGGATTATGTGGATAATTTTGTAAAGATGAGATTCTTTGAGGAACTGATGTATAATGGAGAGGCACAAGGAGCGGCCGATTTGTTCAAGTTGTATGCACAGCAAGATTTGGTTAAGCTGAAAAATGCTAAGACCGAACTTAAGATGATGGGAATGACATTGAAAGGTATGTATGAACCTCTTAGGCGGCGTCGTGCCGAGTTTGAGATTTATTCTAAGGCATATCCTGTAATTGACAACATGCTTAAATTGGTATGACAGAAGTAGTTCTATTTATATATTTGTCTGGCGTTATCGCATCCATGATTGTTTGGTCAATCAGGCAATTTAAAGGAGAGGCGAGTTTGGTAGAGACAATGTACTGCCCGGTAGTATTTTTGTTGAGCTGGATATACGTATTTGAAATATTTAAAATGAAATAATATGTTAGAGGTTAAAGCAAGCGAAATAGTAACCGCCGACAAAATGAGAGGCATAGGACCGGCAAACATCATCTTCACAGCCGGCCCTAATCCGGTAGCTGAAGATCGTAGAGGCGTAGCTAAGGTAACGGCTGGTGGAGAGAGTAAGAACGTTACAATCACACAAGCTGCCGGCGAGCAGGTTGTTGTAATTCCTGAGTTCGATTATCTTGTTCTTAGGTATGGATGGGAATCAGAAGACGGCTCCGATTTTGATACTGCAACCGGTTTCACCAATACAGGCATCTCAGATGTAGATAATAAATACGTTGGATGGAGTAAGCAGTGGGCTACTACCCAACAACAGGTAGGTGATTACCTTGTTTATGGTGGTGATAACATGCAGTCCGGTCTTGAAGGTGCGCTTATTAAGATGAAGACCTTGCTATCAGCGCCTGGAATGGACGAGTCGGAACCTAATATCAATGCTGATATCTATGGTAATTGGTATGGAAATAGAGGGCGAGGAAATGTTGTTGTGTCTTTTACAGCCTACCTTGGAGGAGAGATGGTTAAACAAGGATTTAATTTCATTAATGAAGGAGGTACGGAAGTTTACTCCGACAGCATCACTACTAACGTTTCGGCTCATGGTGAAACCAATTACCAAAATATAAAAGGTTTGTACACTAAGATGGGTACGATGGTTTATAATAAGGAAAAGCGTGATTGTGTTATTGTTATAGGTTAAGGTGATGGAAGGTCTTTGGGATAAATACAATAGGATTAAGGAGGTGTTTTATCGGGATTTTGTTTATGATTCCAGCTACACAGAGCAGGCCTCGTGCATCCCACTGTCGTCGGTGAAGAACGGGGCAGGCTGGGTCGGCGACGGAACTATCAACCTGGCTCATTATCTCCAGTTTATATACACGGAAATGGTTCTTGGCAGCAAGACAGAAGATGATGTGCGTAATTCCATATTGGTACTTACCCGTCTTGCCGATACTACTTATGATCTATTTTTTAATAACAACAAAGGTATTTATTTCAAATTCGAAAAAGGATTTTTCTTAAGAGACGATATCCATAGCGAAGACGCAAGCAAATTCGGTCTTACCAAGATAAGCTCCGGATATACTAATGGTATAGAGTTAAAAGATGAAAACCCTTGCTTCTCCCCATTCACTTCACAAGATCAGATCTGGAATCTGGCTCCTATATTAGCTTTCTTGTCAGAAAAAGGATTTGAAGAAGCCGGGCAAGTAGGATACGATATTTTTGAGTACGTTATTAGAAACAGACACAAGATATACAATCCTTATTATAGCGCCTTGCTTCATCATTGGACATTCCTTCCTGATATGGATACCGATAAGGTTAAGCCGTGGGATAGGGTTAGTAACCGGAATAAGAATCTTAAATACAAAGTTAAGGTTAAGAGAGGGGCTAACAATTGGTACTTCTCTGGAGGGTTCAGATGGGCATTTAAGAAGTTTGGAGGCAAGTGTAGTACATTCTGGCATTGCCTATGGTATAAGCCATTTATATTTTTAGCAGATAGGGTATATCATCCATATGTATGTAAATGGTTCGGTATTAAGGTTAAGAACAATTCTTACTATTGCCTTGGATCCACAAATGAAAAATCATGGTACGGTCCTAAGTTCAGAAAGAGGCTGGTTAGTAAATTTAATAAGTCTTTGGAAGGTGGAGAATTGTTTATGCCGCATCTTGTTTTTCTTAAAGAGTGTGAAGATGTTGATGAAAGTAAGTTAAGGTCTTATCTTGAAAAATGGGAATGGGATGGAGTTAATTCTCCTATTGAGTTTTTGATTTTGTGCAACTGGTATAAAATTATTTTTTTTGACAATGAAAATATTTTATAATTCAAAAATAGCTAAGTTGTTTACGTTCATTGACGGCTATAAAACAATTATGCTGTTTGGAGCCGTATTTACCGAACGTGATGCTATATCATTGAAGGCCGAATATCATGAAGAGGCGCATTGTAATCAGTATCATACAATGTTTTGTTTTGGTATGTTTATATCGTTGCTTACAATAGGATTGTGTCTCTTATTCGGTAATGCAGGGTGGTGGATGCTGTGGCTGTCTCTTATTCCGATATTTTTATACTATTCATGGTATTTAATTGAGTACCTGATTAGGTTGTGCATATATCGCAATCACGATAAGGCATATCACAATATCGTATTTGAAAGAGAGGCTTTCGACTTAGAAAAGTATTGGAATAAGCATGATGTTTTGAGGAAGGAGTCGAAAGGATTTAGCTTCTTGAAATATTACGGGAAGGAGTATTATCATGAGTAGGAGAAGATATTTTGAGGAACAGAGATCTGGTAATGGAGCTATTTATCATTGTGTTGAAATCGATACCGATCATGATAATCGTTTTGAGGTACTTGATTTAATGAGTAAAGATGAATCAGATACAATTAGCCCAGATAAGGTGAATAATGTCTTGAATCAGCTTAGGCAAGGATCATGTTTTAACATTCATACTCAGAGTACAGTTTCTTTTGAGGTTATAGAAAAGAGAAGTAATGCTATATTTATCAAATTTAATCCAACTCTTGCTCCAAGTGAACAACATGGCATTATATATAGGTTTCAGATAAACAATAAAAAATATGTTTTTATGTTTTCTAACAATTATGACGGCAAGAGTGACCTTATACAAAACGCAGATGAGGATGTTGATTGTATGACATACGCGCAGGATACCAGTCTTTATTCTAATGATTCTTTCTTTGTATTTGTTTGATTATGTATGTTAAATATAATTATATGATTTACAGTAAGTTATTATATATATGGGGGGGGTAATCCTTAGTATGTTATGAGACGTCGTTTATTGCAAAAAAATAGGGAACTTGAAGACTTTATCATAAGGTTTTATCCGGCAGGAAATTATACATGGACGGTTCCATCTGGATGTAGGGAGGTTGATGTGTTTCTTGTCGGTGGTGGATGCGGAGGCAATAGAGGATATTCAGATACAGGAGGAGCTGGAGGATATACAAAAACCTTTAAAAAAGATACATCCGGATGGAGAGATGGTGATGCTATCCCTGTTATACCGGGTCAGTCAATTTCAATAAGAGTTGGCAAAGGAAGTAGTAGAAGTTCTAATAGTACTCCACCTAATGATGGCGGATACTCGCAATTTCTAAACTCGAATTATAGAGCTTATGGAGGGAGTATGGATGGATACGAAAATGGTCCATGGCGTTCAGATGGCGGTTCAGGTAGCGGTGGAGGAGGTTCTATAGGAGGTAATGGCGGTTCGGATGGTGGTAATGGATCAAACGGCAGCGCTCATAAAGGAGGTATAGGACAAGGTCATACGACTCGAGATTTTGGGGAATCTTCAGGTAAACGGAATGCTGCTGGTGGTGGTGGTGGTGGAGGTGAAATATATGGAGAAGCAGGAGTATCTGACTATGAAGAAGGTAAAGGAAGTGGAGTAAATGGTGGCGGTGGTTATGGTGGCGGTGGTGGATCAGAAGGTGACGGTGGTGATGGTACTGTTTTGATTAGGGGTAGAAGATATAAATCGTAAGTAGATGTTATGAGACGAAGATTTGAAAATGTTAATATGGTGATGGGTAATTGTTTCTCTCCTGTAATGGAAGGGAGTCAATTTAAATGGAATAATATTGTAGTTAATAGTCCAGTATATATAACTCCAATAAGAAGAAAGAAATTCAAGATAAGTTTTGGAGAATTTGATTTATCCAAGGTTTTGTCTAATGTATCATCTAATTGTGATATTATAATAAGAGATAAATCTGCATATACATTTCTATTGTTACTTCTGTCTGCTGATCATTCTAAATGCAGTTTGTTTAATAATCATCTAACAGTTAATACCCAGGATTTACCAAGATATATTTTTTACATTGATTCCGAACATGAGGAACTGTATTCATACAAAGACGGGGTTTTAGAAAGTAATGTGACGATAATGGATCCAGTTGATAATTATTTCTATAATTATATTGATATTCAAATAAGAAATTTCAATGATAATCCTATCCCCGATTTTTATGTAGGTGTGGTCGATAAAGTAGGAGACTGAAAATGTATTTCTTTTCTTCACCTACTTTAGAAATCCATGATTAAATCTCTTTTTCTATCTTTGTGACAAACAGTTATAAAATGGCAGCAGAAGATAACAGAAACATAGCGGTTCCTCAAACAGGTATGAACCGAGATCTGCATCCGTCGAGTCTTACGGATCAGCATTATACGTTTGCCTTGAATGCCAACATCGAATCCGAGGATGGTAATGTTGGGATGAGATCTAACGAGTACAGTAATCTTAAATGCATTGATTTCGATGGGTTTAAGGTTATTGGTTATAAGAATGATCTTACTTCAGGCAATATCTATTTTTTTATAACAAATCCTGAAACAGGCGTATCTAAAATAACTTATTTCAAGCCTGAATCCGATACAAGTATCTTGTCTGATTCTGATATAGAATCTATGGTAGAAGGATCGGAGTCGTTGTGTTCTGGCATGAAAACCCTGCTTGAAGACAACGAGCAAGATCCGTGCCTTAATTTCTCTATCTACCATCCTATAAAAACCATAGAAATAAAGACAGAGAAATGTGGGAAATGCATTTACTGGACTGACGATTATAATCCTCCCAGGTATGTTATTGTAGACAAGGCTCTGACTCCTGATGATGAAGGTGATATATGGTATCATTATCATGGGTATAAGATATGTGATAAAGAATACGATAGGGACAAGTTCATGCAGGAGAATGGTTGTTTTCTGGCTTGTGAGAAGCTTAGGGTGTTTCCGCTGCTGGATCAGCCATGCGTGGAGCCGGTACAGATCGAGTACGGGGGCAGCCTGCGTGCGGGCGTGTATCAGTTTGCTGTGGCCTTGTGCGATGAATTTGGTAACGAGAAAACTAACTATACTTCATTGACTAACCCTGTTCATGTATTTGATGAACAATATATTAGAATTAATGATGGGAAATGGGGAGAAAGAACTAATCTTGGTATAAGACTTAAGGTGTCTAATTTGGATAGGCAAGTTAGTCATTACAAGGTGGCTGTTATTCAAAACACTGTTGGATATAATGGTGAAACACAACCTGTAGTCGATTATTTCATAGAAGGTATTCATCCTATTACAGAGAAGACTATATACTATTATTCTGATCTTAATAATAAGAGGACAATATTTGAACATATTTCTTTAAAAAGAGCCATATATAATACATCGAGAGGAATAGTATCGGTTGGAAACCGTCTTTTGCAGTATGGTCTTACTGCTGAAAAAGAGTGGAATTTACAACCTGTAGTTTCTCTTATGGGGCATTTCCTAAAATGGCAGGCATCGGTAGCCCACGAGGATCTGTATAAAGATGGTAATGCTTGTTCGTTGTATGTTGGATACATGAGGAATGAAGTATATCCTTTTTCTATATCATTTAAGACATCTACTGGTTATAAAACTCCAGCGTTTGTTCTTATTCCCCCGCCTTCTGATAAGGCAAGAGAGGAAATGAACAAAGACAGTATCCCATACCAGTCTATAAACGCATATGCTCCGGATTGTTCAGGAGTGGAAAGGAAATATGTATGGCAGTATAGCAATACGGCAGGAGATGGGATATTGATTGACGACGATGCGGTTGTTATAGATGAAGAACAGAAAGAGTGTAATAACCCGGCTACCGTAGGTCAAACTGTTATAGTGGAAAGCAATTTCGCTACTTTTAAAGGGAAATCAAGATTTATTATCGATTATGATGATATTGTAGGAACCCCTATAAATTATTTGTCTGAAAATATAGGTCTTGTAGCTTGTAACAATAAGGAGAATGGAGACAATGAAAGACAGATATGCGATATAGCTACCAATTACAGAGAAGACGGAGCACAGGATTATATGGAACCAATTGATCATATTGGGTTACCAGAAATGGAAGGGGACTGCGAAGTTCCCCATCGTCAAGAATCTATATTGTCTGCTCCAGTTCCTTTAATAACAGGTCTTGTGGAAGATTATATATATAAGGTTCTTAGTGAAATGGAACATGTCTCTACAGATTATCTATACACCACAGGAGGAGAGAATCAGAATAAGTATTCTGTGTTGTTTAACTATGAGACAATGGACTCTTTATCTGAATGGATGGAGGAAGCATTTTTTGGATATAGCGCTGGCAGCATATCAGGTGATGGCAATCAACATCTTTGTTCTGAGTTTTATCCATATTTACAACCTGGATCTGTTTTAAAAACCGTATCTGATGCTATATACGTATTAGATACCATGCCTTGTACATGCGGATGTTACATTGAGAGTTATTGTTCTGATCCTACTGTGTCAAGAACTGATTATAACAACTTTCAAAATTATAATTATCTTCTTGGAAGTTATATTCTTCATATAGATGGATGGAGTCAAAGGATAAATGGTGTGGGAGATTGGAGAGCCGGCAGATCTACCAGTACGGTCATAAATAATCAGTATAGATCAAAGAACGGGCCCAGGTATTGTATTGAGCAATTTTGGCCTGAAGCTTCTGAGAAGTTGCAAGATATGATATATAAAAATTCAGATACCGGTATAGCTGAAACTGATTGGAAATTTGAGGGGTATGTGAACAATGCTACATTTAACAATCCTACGGGGGATAAGCTTAATATTGGATTCGCATCTGAATTTGTGGTATGGAAGTTTGTCAGAAATGTAATGACAAATGCCAGGTTTATCAGAATCAACAGACCAGAAGAGTGGGACATAGAAGGTTATAAAGATGAGAACAAAGTTCTTTATCTTGAAGCTCTTGGAAAGGTAGATGGCATAATGGATGCTGTGTCTACCAATTACGTTCGTGTTTCTTTTTGGAAGGATGTTGAAACATGGTCCCCTCTTGGAATAGTACCAGTTGAATTTGATAGACCTGAGTATGAATCATCTCATTCTGTTATTATTAACATAGCAAAACCAGCTTTCGGAGAAATAAATGAAGAGTTTTTTGATTCTATAGGTCAAAATTATTTTTATGTTACAATAGAATCTCCTATTGTGGCAGTTCCTTGGATAATGACGTTTAGACAAATTCAATTTTGTTCTTATAAAAATTATGATACCCCAGAAGAAGAGGAAGAAGAAGGGAAGAAGCCTTCCCGTGCTATTCTTGGAGTCGCTTTTGCTACGGGTAAAACCATATATCCTTATATTTTTGGTGTAAGAGAAAAAGAAATAAATAAGGTTGATTTGTCTGTTGATTCAATAACATTAAGATCAACAGTCGTATTTGCATCAAAATGTCAGACATGTGGAGATAGGCCCATCAATTGTAAGCCTCGTCCTTATAAATACGGAGATTTTGCATATTGGGAATCATCTGAGAAATATCCTGCTAATTTTGAACTTTATGATAGTAGTAGGATGAAAATAGACACAGGCAGATCTTATGATGATCCAAAAAAAACAGAAGCTTATTCTAATATTATGAATAAGTTGACAGAATATTATGGTGCTCCTTTGTCAGACAAAGATGGATTATCTTATTTCAAGGGTCATTCTTATGGAGGAGTAGATACTTCTACCGTATTTTGCCAACAACCTATACGTCATTACCGGTTCCCAGATAATAAGCATATACCTTTTATGAACAGTGATGAACGTGGGTATGACATAGCTTCTGAAATATATCCGGTAGGTATTATGGTAGATGAGAACACCATACAAGTGTTTTTGGATTTTGCGGTAGATTCTGGTTTGATTACGCAACAACAAAGAGATACGATTGTAGGATATGAACTGTATCGTGGAGATAGGAGGCTAAATAGGTCGGTTGTGGCTTCAGGATTAGCCTATGATATGCTTAGATACATAGGAGACGATGGTAATGTGAATATCTATCCTAATTACCCATATAATGACCTATCACAAGATCAATATAATTATACGTCTGGCAAAAGAGACGAGTTTATATCCCATCCTTTCGACAAAGGAGGAAACGTGTGGTATTCATTCTGTTCGCCTGATATTTATTTCAACAAGCCCGAACTTCCAAATGAAGTATGTATAGACGGGTTTCAAAGAGGAATGTCTGTAGGCAGTTTTATACCTGTCGAAGATCATCCAAAATGGACTATCTTAGGTCCTGCCGCTTATACGATGGCTGCGTCACTTGCCGCAGTTGAATCAAGTGCCACAATAGCCGCTATGATAGCAGAAGAGCTTCAGATAAGGGCTCAGTCTGGATACATAGGAGGGTCGGCTGGTCTTACCGGAGGAGGATTCCTAACGAATTTAAGTGTGGCCATGCTGTTTTCTTCAATGGTGTCAACCATCAGTCAAACTATTGCTAAGGGCCCGATATTGTACGGTAAGTACCGTTATGATTGGCTTAATACGTTTATAAACAATGGACCAAGACGTAATCATGCATGGTATTATACTTCTGTAGGATTATATAATTCAATGATAGGTATAACGGACCAGGATAAGTATGAACGAAATTTTGCTCGTGGTTTATCTTCTGTTAAGTACATGAAGTCCGGTGTATATCCTATGATGGATGCCAGTATGTCATCTAAATGGGGAACCAGTAAAAACGATAATGAGGGACGATTCTTATTTGTTAATAATATAGATCGTGAATCTTCGTTATTTTTATCATTTGGTGATCCAGGTGAAAAAGGAGATGGTAAATCGAAATATTTATTGGAATATCCGAACTATGTCTACAACTACGACAGTAGCCGTATAGATGATTCGGTTATTGCTGGAAGAGATGTTGTAGCAGGAAGAACATTCGAGCAATCCAAATCAGTTTCATACATCTGTTCTCCGTATATGAGGCTTATGCGATATAGGCCGGATCAATATGGTCAAATAGAAGATATAAAATGGATTTCCATAGGTGGATGTGGATTTTTCACTAATGAAAAGAAACTGATGTTCGGTGGTGATACGGTGATAACCAGATTTTCATTAAAGAGAAAATTTCCTGTTTTTTATAATAGTGCTTTTGGCATTGGAGATATGATACCTTTCCCTTACATGGATTATAGAAATGTAGGATATCCAAGATATTTTGTTAATTATGATACAGGGGAAGATGCGCTTGAAACCACGGATAACGAACGTTTCAATAGTTGGACATCGTCTAATAAAGGAAGATATGCTTTTTACCCAAATAGGAAGAGCTTGTATGAATTGAATGGTGACACCTCCGGTAAGTATGTAGATGGCAGATTTTATACATGGTTCTATGGTATTCCTCAGTTCCTTGTAGAGTCTGAAATAAATTGTAATTTCAGATTAGAGGGCCCTCAGCCTCATGAATTATTCTATCCAAAAGTAGGGGATTTTGTATGGTGGACACAAGAAAAGAACGTATCTATCCATAGGGACAATGATTACAAGATAAGTCCTATCTATTCATCAAGAATGACATTAACACCTAATGTATTGCCGGCAACATACGAACGTCGTTTTTATGATTGTGCTTACCAGCGACCTAATGGTGTTATATGGAGTAGGGCTGACGTATCTGAAAATAGCCAAACAGATCCGTGGCTAACGTATAAACCTATGGATTATCATGAGTTCCCTACCAGTAACGGTAAACTGATCCATATGAAGCGTATTGAGTCTAATCAGATTCTTGTCAGGTTCGAGGATCAAGTTTCGCTCCATAACGCCATAGACGTAATCAAGGAGCGCACCTCCCCAGGGCAGGCTGAGATGGGCACCGGCGGTCTGTTTGCGTCCCGGCCTCTGGAGTACAACACGACCGACCTTGGTTATTCTGGAACCCAGAGTACTGAAATAATTAGTTCAGAATTTGGTCATTTCTGGGTAGATACTAAAAGAGCACAGGTGTTTATGACCGACCCGAACGGACGTAATCTTAAGGAACTTAGTGTAGGGATCAGGCATTGGCTCAAGCGTCATCTTCCGTTTAAGATTCTTAGATATGGAATAACTAATATCTTAACCGGTACAGAGATGACAGAAGAAGATACGGATAATAAATTTATCGGTCTTGGTCTGTCTCTTGGATGGGATAATAGGTATAAGAGGGTACTTATCACGAAAAAAGATTATATACCTGTTAAGAACCCGGCATATTACAAATATGATGGTGGAAGGTTCTTGTACAATGAAACAGAGGTGTTGTCAAACGATAAGGAAATATCTTTAAAAGACGAACAGTATTTTAAAGACGTGTCGTTCACTATCGGATATTCGTGTCTGAAACAAGAATGGATTTCTTATTATTCGTTCTGTCCTGACTATTATATAGAACAGCAACAATATTTCCAGACAGGAATAAACTTCCCGGCATCGGATGAAGAAGGTGGCTTATGGAGCCATTTGCTGACGAATAAGAGCTTTCAGACATTTTACGGAGCAACATATCCATTTATATTAGAAGTGCCGATAAAAGAGAAATATAACGGTTCTACGCTGGCTTCTGTTGAGTATGAGCTTGATGCAAGGAAATACGTCGATGATGTGAATTACACTCTTGACAGGAAAGTAGGTTTAGATACGATAACTATCTACAACGACACAAACAACTCAGGCGAAATTCATCTTGTTCCAGAAGAAAAGAATAATTTAGCACAACGTATATCATATCCGAAGATCGTAGGTGACCATACTGAGGTCCTGGATACTGAAGTATATAGAAGACATAAGTTGAACGACTTCTTTAATAGGGTTGACGATGACCGATCTGAAACACCTATCTGGATCAAGGACGATAACGATATAAATAAGTCAGTTAATCCTGATTCTCTTAATTTCAGACGGTCATGGCTGGATAGGTTAAGAGGAAGTTGGATGCTGATGAGGATAAAGAAAGTAATTAGCAGCCGGAAAATTATATTCCAGTGGTTGATTTCTGAAGATAAGATTAAGAATAGATAAATTACAATATTTAATAAGTTGAAAATAAGTAGTTTTTATTTTGTGATTTAATAATAGTTGAATATGTTTGTAGCGCCTATTGATCCATCTCGGACAGATAGGCGCTTATTTATGACAATTTAACCAATAAAACCACCATGCTTTAGAAGGTGGATGAATTGGTTTGATTAATTTTGAATCAAAATTACAGATAAAAAAATGATTTCATACAAATACAACATCTATCATTCAAAGAAAACGAAGTATCTTGACAAGATGTTTCGTGAATGTTGTTTTGTGTGGAATCATGCTTTAGCTCTACAACGTAGATATTATAGACTGTTTGGGAAATACATACCAGTTGGTAAGATGCAAAAACATTTCTCTAAAAGAATTAATAGAAATCTTCTTCATTCCCAAACAGTACAAGAAATCCTTCAGAGATTAGACTCAGCATACAATCGTTTCTTCAAAAAGTTAGCCAAACGACCTCCTAAGTTTAAATCACCGGAGAAATTCAATTCTTTTGTATTCAAACAAGGAGGGTTTACCCTAAATGGTAATAGTCTAACAATTAACAAAGGAAAGAAACGATTTAGATTTTCATACAGTAGAGTCTACAAAGGTAATGTTAAACAAATTAGAATAGTTAGAGAAACCTGTTCCCGTTTTAGTTTGATTATAGTTACAGACCATAATCCTGTAAACTCTTATAGAAAGACACATGATGGTGCATCTATAGGATTGGATTTTGGTCTGAAAACTTATCTGACTAAAAGCGATGGTAGCAAAATCGATTCTCCTCTATTCTTCAAACAATATCAAAACAGGATTAGAAAACTAAACAAACGGTTTTCTAACGCAAAGAAAGGATCTAACAATAGAAGAAGGAGACTGTTTGAACTCCAACAAACGTATCGTAAAATAAACGATCTTCGATCGGATTTTCAATGGAAATTAGCTCATGATTTATGCAAACAATATGATTATATTTTTATTGAAGATCTAAACATTGAGGAATGAAACGTTTGTGGGGAAAGAAAGTTTCCGATCTTAGCCATTCTTCTTTTATTGATAAGCTAATGTATGTTTCTTCAAAGTATGGAGTAACTGTACATAAGATTGACAAATGGTATCCTTCTTCCAAAACTTGCGAATGTGGCTGCATTAATAAAGGACTGTCGTTACGCGACCGCACGTGGGTGTGCCCAGCGTGCGGAGCGGTAAACGACCGTGATATTCTTGCAGCTCGTAATATACTTCGGAAGGGCATTTCCGAATTGGAAAGCAAGAGTAATTCCAGCGATAGTAATATCGGGGTTTCTTGCGTTGGTATCCAAGAATCCCATTCGCTTTAGCGATGGGAGTATGTCAAAGAGGATCTAATATCTTGAACATAGCTGGCTGGTCAGAATCTATCTTCGATGTTATTAACAGCAAGTTCTGTGGATATAAGAATATGATTGAAGAAATTAAGAAAATAAAAATATAATCATTGATTTTGCTTCAATAGTAAACAAGTTTTAGCTTTAAAGGTATAGCCGAAGAAGTACGTGAGTATATCTTCGGCTTTTTTATTTACCTTTGTTGAAAAACAGTTTGTTATGAAACAAGTATTATATAAAAATGATATATACCCCTATAATGTAAGGGTATTGCTTGGAGCAGATGAAGAGTATATAGTTAAGACGTTCGCCAACCTGGAAGTAGAAGATCAGAGCTGGGAGGGGTGGACTGATGATTATGGTGGCAGAACTATTTTCGTAGGAAACCGAACCAATCACAGGAAAGAAATATGTTTCTTATTTCATTCACTATCTGATATGGATGTTAGAACCATAGGACACGAATGCCTGCACGGTCTTTCTATTTATTGTAAGTATCTTAATATGGATTACGGTTTTGAAGTCGGAGGAGATGAGCATGCCGCCTGTCTGATGGGATGGTTAGTTGATAAGGTTTGTGGTGCTTACCACAAATTTAAGAAGGAGGAAGAAAAAAATGGCAAAGAAGACTAAAAATTATGTAAGAGACAAACAACCAAAAACATTATGGAGTAAAATTGGTCCGTTTGTAAAACTTAGAGAATATCTGGCATCTAATATAACACCTGACGTGTATGCTAATGAAAGAGGATTAAAAACCAAAATAATGGAATTTTTTGGTCAAGATGTTCCGAAAGCCAATGTAGATGATTTTAGTCAGAATCTTTGGTTTAGATTCTTAAACCAACCAAATAATCTGAAAGAAGAAAATGGGATTGTCAGAATACCAGACAATATCAAATCCATTATATCTGACAGGATAAATGGTGGGTGGGAGAAAATGACTAAAAAATATGGAAGGGAGCTTGATTCCTTAGATAATAAGATAATTGATGGAAAAGTTGCAGGCAAGGACGTATCTGATTTGGAGGAGTTAAGGGATGTAACAAGTAGGAAACTTGGAATGGTGGAAGAGGGAATAGATCTCTTAAAAAAAGCCAGAACTGGAGAACATCAGGTATTTAACGAATACAATTTTATACCAGATGCTTACGGCGATTTAAATGATTTATCAGGCTTATCAAGTTTCACTATGTACCGTGATGATAGAGGTAGGATGGTCGTAAAAGATAAGTATGATTTTTATAGAAGCGATCAACCTCTTGGTGTAGGGATTGTTACTAAGATTCTTGATACAATAGGATACCCGTTTGATATTCTGGATTATGTAGAAGATAAGAATCCATATGAAGAGAATGATCCAAACAAGGTTTTGTTGAAATCCGCCATTGATTCCAAGAATGATCTGGATAAAAAAATGAAGATAAGATCTAAAAAACAAGGAGGGGATTCTTCTAAGCCGGAAATAGATTGGGATTTATTCAAATCCAAATATGAAAATATGAAGCGCGTGGGTAAGGGTACGCACCGCACTATGGACGTAGATGGAATGAATATGATCTATGATGCTTTATATGATAAAGGTTTCAATCAACGCCAGATAGAAGCCGTACTTGGAAATATTATTGAAGAATCTGGTGGTAATCCCTATGCCGTATCTGATTATGGAGGGTTTAAGGGACTTTTCCAAGAATCCGATAAAATATATCCACCCAAAGAGTTTGAGAAAGATAAAGAGCGATTTAAGGGGGATAAGCGTGGATATATCAATTACATGATAGACAGATTTTATGATCATGTTCAAGATGCTGGGATGTATAGTATAAAGGATACTAAATACAATAAAGCCATTCATGCAGTAAGCGAATTTATGTCAGAAGATCCAGATACGGATTATTCGTATCCACTTGTGTATGCTTTTGAAGCTCCATCAGATAAAGAAGGAACTTATAAAAATAGAAAAAGCGTATCAAATTTAATAAGCCAATCTTACGTTTCGAATAATGTTGATAAATTAGATGATGATGATAAAAAGGATGATAATATTATTAATGCCATTCTTGGTATAAAAAACGATCTTGAATTACAAGACCCGATTTCCACTACAAGAGGCGAAGCCTTTAAAGAAGCCAGGAAAAGAGGTCTTAAGGAATTTACGTGGAATGGAAAGAGATACAATACCAATATCAAGAAAGAAGGTGGCGTGGTTGGTAAACAGCGTGAAGCATATGAATATTTTACTAATAAAAGAGGAATGTCTAAGATACAGGCGCTTGCTATCATAGGTAATCTCATGGCTGAATCCGGTCTTAAAGATGACATATACGGAGACAACAGAACATCATACGGCATACAGCAATGGCATAATGAGCGCATGGATAAGCTATTCAAGCACGCCAAAAAGAAAGGTCATTCTACACCAACATTCAAAGACCAACTTGAGTTCTTAGCTGATGAATACGAAGGGAAAACCGGATATTCTAATTTCTTATACACAAGAAAAGGAAAAGAAGGACCAGGGTATTACAACTACAGCCGGCAGGACTTCATGAACGCCGATAACCTTAAAGATGCTGTAGTAGCTTGGAACCAAGGAGCAGGACGTCCTCATAAGAGTGTTATAAGAAACGATGACCGTTATAATTATGCTATGGAGGTTGCTAAAAATCTTGGTTTGGAAATTGAAGAAAATTCCTTCGGAGATGATGCTGAAATAGCAGCATCGGTAACACTTCCAGAGGTAGAAGTGGCAGCCGCCCTTCCTAACCCGGAAGCCCCGTCCCAGGAGGGACAGTCCGAGGAAGAGAGATTCCGTACATGGACTGAAACGTATGGTAAGGACATCGTAAATCATTTACTGACGTTAGACGGGAAAAAGGATGGTGATGACAATTACAGCATGATGTATAAACAGCATGAAAAAGAAAGCGAAGAGGATAAGAAAATGGCTTTGATTAATGCCGTGCTTCCCAATATACAACTTCGCATTAAAGGCGTCACTGACAATTAGAACAATTATTTTATTTCTCATATTAATAAAGCGAAGCCGGATTTGAGACTCGTTATGCGGATACCGGAGGTTGAAGAACGATATCAAGATAATCCGGCTTTTTTGTGCGATTTCGTGAAGGATGGAACTATCATCGCCTTGGTTTAACAGAACAGACCTACGTACCTCCACTGTCCTGACGGGCATGGACGCCCGTCTCGCCTACCAGCCTGCCTAATTCTCCACTGGCTACCTAATATAACTATTAACGTCACTCCATCACCTATCTCCCTTCAGTCGATAGGTTCAGTCGTTTTTAAATATTATAAGTTCTTTCGCATCGTTCCCTTTGGTCACGATACTCAATCTTTTAACACAATTAGGCGAACAATACAATGACGGAAAAAGTAATTTGTCAATCCGTTCACTCACTTAACTCCCTTCGGTCGTTAAGTTCATTCACTATAAACAATTATATTAATAAATGGTAAAGTATATAAAATAATATAAATAATATAATGAGTAAGATCATTGAAAATGGTCTTAATATTAAGGAAAACGGAGACTATTAATAGGCGTAGTTTTAATTCAAGATTTGTTGTCCCACCACTGACGGTCAGTAGGTTACGTTCAGAGTCGTTTTCCTGTCTCTTATCCAAACCGTCATAAAATAAAAAACCTTGTATCCTATTTCTCTCAAACCGGATACAAGGCAGTGCATTTTCTTCTTTTTATATAAAATCATATATTTGCACTAAATAACAAAAAAACAATATGGAGACAAAAATAACTGAAATAATGAATCCTCACAAGTTACACGACAAGCTCTTCAAGAAAGAGCAGGTCTCTCCGATAGAAGTTATATACAATAGCTTTAGCAACTTGGGGTACAATGTAGTACGCCGTCCAGCCGGTCAGTGTTTAGGCAATTTGAGATATTTTAATCTATTTTATGACAAACATACTCATCATTTCTATCAGAAAAACAGGAAGTTGAGATATTGTAGTAATTTTCTCATATCTGATTACTGGAAAGATAGAGTGCGATGTTTCATAGTTTGGAACTTTGGATTTGGAAGATTCTTTCCGTACAATGACTTTATTGAGGCTATGGTTTATGATTATCTTCGATATGGGAGAAAGTCAGTTCCTTATCTTAAAAGCGTGCAAGAGGCTGAAGAAAAGTGTGTAAGGTTCTATATCCGGTCTCAGATAGATATGCTTCGTAAGGAAGGATATGCCGCTTATCGGGCTAAGTTCAAGGAAGAACGTCCTCAGTATTTCATCGGAGACGATAGGACGGTGTTTAGATGCCTTGACAGCTCTTTAAAAAGAGAAGAGAAGATTGCTGCATGCGTAGCCCACAAAAGGGCCTTAAAAGAAGGGATAATGACTTCCTTCATTAATCACCTTAAGAAACATCCTACCACTTTATATTCGTGGTTTTCATCAGAGGTAGATAGCGAAGGAAAGAATAGGCTCTGTCTATCTGAAAAGGCTGTTTCGTATTTGAATAAGAGACTGGTTCGCAATGGGTTAAAGTCTCTTTCTGCATCATATCTTTTTAGAACGTTTAGAAAAATGGTGAAGATCTTGTTCGGTTCCAATGTCAGGTCGTTTTTGAATAGCTGTCTGATGTCTGTTTCAACAGAAGAGGTTTTAACCAAATCTATGAAGAAAATAGTTTCCAAGACAGTGCTGTTTTTGTACAAGAGAGCGCTTAAGAACTATCGCCGGGCATGCGGTCTTAAGTACGACCCTGATTCGGGCGGTTTGTCTGCCGTACATGATTGATTTTTAAACGTATCCCATAACGTTGGATTTTCTCGTTCGTTTCTCTTATCTTTGTGAAAAAAGATAGTATGAGATTACGAATCATAAAAAATCGTCCGATATTCGCTCCTGGCGGTAGTGTTCAGGATAAGAGACAGGATATTAATGTATCCTCTACTCAGCCTATTCTTGATTATGGAACGCCTGTTAATAAATGGGGTGAATCTGATATTCAGAATATATATATGCCTTCTGATGTGACTTTAGAAACAGAGGAGGGGGAGATAAATCCATTTAGTAGTATGCCTACATCCGATCCGTTTTTTGAAAATCATGATGCAGGATATGCAGGATATCTCGCTGATAATAGGGGCATGGTTAAAAACGTAGAGAAATCAGTCGTTGATAATGCAATGAATTTAGGTGGTGTTGATGCTGATTCCTCTAAAGAAAAACGTTCCCAAGATGGTAATCCTCTTGATCCTATGACTACCCCATATTATTCACCTGATCTAACCGGCAGAGCTCAAATGTTCGGTACAAGTCTTGGTCGGATAAGAGCCGGTAATAAGGTCGGTGCTAATGTGGCTCAAGCTGCCTTGTCCGGTGTTAGTTTAGGATTAGGTCTTACTCGTAATATCATGGGAGCTTCATCTGCTGCGTATGCAGCCAGCAGAGACGAGCAGGCGGCGAGGGAAAAGCTCGAAAAAGAGCGCCGGCAGCAGTTTATCCGATTGGAACGTGAAGGCGGTGGTGTTAACCTCGGAAATGGACAGAGAATAGATTCTTCCGATTTGACAGGAGAATACATTTACCCTCTTCCTAAATCTATGGAGGATAATGCTAATGTTGAGATAGAAAAAGGAGAATATGTTTCGACTCCGGATGATGTTGGTCCTATGGAGGCAAAAGGTAACAGGCATGAAGACGGCGGCACTCCCGTTGATTTGCCAGAAGCTCATATTATTTCAGATTACCGTACTATTGATGATGATTTTGCTTCTTACGTAAGGGAAAATTATGGCATTAGAGCTACGGAAAAAGATACATATGCTACGCTTCTTGATAGGTACAAGAAAAAAATAGGATTGTCCGAAAAGTATGATGATCAGGAACGTGTTTTCAAGAGGCTGGAAAAGAATAAGGATGTTAAGGATAAAAATACTTCTGAGTTGAATAAGTCTATTCTTTCCAAGTACGTAAATGATAATCAAAAGGAAATAGACGAACTTGAGGTGCAATTCAGGTCTTTTGCTGATATTGTCTATAACAAACAAGAGGAATCCAAGCGCCAAGAAAAGATAGATGCTTTCTTTAGAGATGGCGGAAAGGTTGATTTAAATGCCGTAAGAAAGCAGGCTAAGGCTCTTAACGTATCTGAATCTGATGCTAAAAATTGGATATACGATGAGTATGTAAAGAGAGTTAGGAAAATGGCTGAAGGCGGCCCTACCAAAGAGCAAATAGAGTGGGGTAAGAAAGTACAGCAGCTTTTAATGAAGCAGTTTGGACGTGCTCTTAATATGTCTATAGTAGATGTTGCAGACAGAGAGCAGATCCTTAATCCTGATTCTGGTGTAAATTCTAATCAAAATCTGCAACACAGAAGCAGTTCCGGTTATGGTAGGGTAAACAACAAAGCTATTTCTAATTTGCTTGATATTAACCGTTGGGCTAATAAATACAATACGGATGGAGATTTTAATACAGAAGGATTCCAGACTGGATACAATAGCCAACTAAACAACCTATGGGCTTTGGCAGAATCAGGTGCTATAGCCAATGCCGAAAAAGCCAAGAAATTTAGAGACGAATACGGATTTTGGGGAGAAGATGCTGGTAAGTACGACCAAGGAAGTAAATCGGCATATAACTCATTTGCCGTAGATGACAAATTTGGGCAAACTACGGCAACCAGATCATTTTATGGATTGGATGTAGTTACTCCTGAACAAAAGAGATTGTTGAACGAAAAAGGGATAAAGAATTATGTTGACTTATTTGGTGATAAATCTGATGCAGCTAAGAAGATTCTGGGTGCCGATTATAATAAGTTTGCTGCTTTAAAAGATAGCGGTTTGATGTCAGAAACAGACTTTGTTTTAGAAGCCGTAAATCCGGCATCAAAACCTATAGAAGCTGAACCTGTAGGAACCGGCGCTAAATCTCCCAACCCAGGTTCTCCAGGCAGGATAGAAGTGAAGAAAGAAAATCCTGTTATTAATACTACTGTAGAAACGGAAGCTGAGGAAGAAGATGATACAAAAGGAAGAAAAGGTGTCAATCCTGCTTTATCAGGTCCTATATTCCCTGAGATGTTGAGGATGCTTGATACCGGATTAGAGATAGAGGGATTGGAAAGGCATCAGGCTCCGAGAATAGATCCTGTTCTGCAATCTGCTGATCAGTATATCAACGAGCTCAACCGCGCGACATCGGCTCAGTTGGACGCAGTAGGTGACGTGCCCGACTCCCAGCGCTCTGCTATTCTGGCTAATATGAACGCCATAGCCGGAAGCAATATAGCCAAGTACATTAACGAAGTAAATTTCAATAACGCAAGGCAAATAAACGAAGCTGATAGATTCAATGAAATGGCTTATGTTCAGACAGACGATAAGAACATAGCGGAAAGGCAACGTTATGAATCTGGGTTATTGAAGGCTATGGCTATAAGGGATGAAAATCTTGCTCGTTATTATGATAGCATAAACAGCGAAATACAGAATAAGTTCAATGTTCGTACATCGTTGAATACCATAGCTTCCATAGCTCCGAATATGAGAATGCTTCCAAGTGGTCAAATTATTTACGTTCAAGGTAATCAGGATGTGATGAATATGGGTGATTATTCTACACCTTACTTGAGAAGTTTAAATGAAGAAGATGACGAAAATAAAAGAAGAAGGAGGACCAAATAGTGGCTTCACAGTATAGTATTTTAAGGCAATATGCCCCGTATGTTAGTCCTTACAACATAGATCTTGTTAAGGACGTCATGATGTACAAACAGCAGAAGGTTGATGCTGCTCGTGAAAAGATCTATACCCAGGTAGATTATCTTATGGGTCAAGAGATAGATAAGCCTGAAGCCCGCGCTTATATGGAAGATAAGATGTCAGGTGTGATTGCTAACATCAATCAAAAATTCAAAGGCGTGGATCTTTCTTCTGATGGTGTTACGAGAGCCATACAAGGAGAGATAAGTTCGGTGTTAGATGATACGGTCATTAACGCGATTGCCGGCACAAAAGAAGGCAAGAGGGTTATGAAGGAAATAGAATCTATAAAACAGAATCATCCTGAACTTTATTCTCCTATTAATGAATGGCATGCTTTGGACCCTTATTACAAATGGAGGTCAGATGGTAAAGCAGGATCAAGGTTGGGAGGTCTTCATTATTCTCCTTATGTCGATTATACTAAGGAGATAAATAAGCTGGTCAGTGATTTTAGGAAAAACAACGAAGGCAAGAAGATTCAGACAACAGAATATGATGTTAAAGGTAATCCTACTGGTGGAATCATAGAAGTCAACGTAGATGAGCTTACTGATTCCCAGATAAGGAATTTTGTGTCTGCTAACTTATCTGAAAACATGAGGAATCAGATGAGAATAGAAGCATCATACATGGCAGCTACCAATCCGGTGTTCAGTAATCCGGATTTGGTTAGTCAATACATTGGGTCTTATGTCGAAAGATACGATAGGCACATAGGAGCATTGGAAGCAAAAAAGAAATCAGTAGGGGATAATAAGGATATTATTGATCGTATTGACAGTCAGATACAGGAAGCTAAAAATCAGAAAGCAGAAGCCAAGAGGGAGGCAGATATGATAATAGCTTCATCAGATCCGGTAGCGGCTGCTAATTTTGTTGTTACCAATAATCTTTTCGATAAGATGACTGATGCATGGAGATACGACAATACAAGTTTTGAAAGGAAGAAAGATGATCTTTATTTTGCAAGGTTGGCAGAGGATAGGGCTCAGCAAAAGTTTTTGACTGATAATGCTAAGTCTATGGTTGAAATATCGTTGGCAAAAGAGCAACTTGCACAGGCTAAGATTGAAACCGAATACATGCGTACTTACGGTTCCAAGATGGGCACTGAAAGCTCATCCGGAGGCACAAGAGGAGCAGGCGGTGTAGGAGTGCCGATGGCTCCTATGGACGGGCCTACGGCTATCAATTCTGGAACGGGTAAGATAGGATCTGTTAATTTGGCTAATATCCCTTATGAACAACTCACATCTTCTTCCACAGAGCGTAGAGCAAATTTATTGAAATTATATAATTCATTATCTCCTACAGACAGAAGTAATATCGTTGCAGCATCATACGAAGAAGAAAAAACTGACCCAGGATTGTATGCTAATATGACTCCTGAAGAACGGATATATTCTTATTTAAAAAATAATGGAGGTCAGAAAAACGGATATTTTGGACAAGGAAATAACAGATTGTCTGAAGCTTATGATGCTTTACTTCTTTCTGATTCTAAGGCAAATGGAGCTACAAAGGCTATAAATAACATAACTGATTATCAAATAGATAATATAGTTACTAAAAAAAATAAGGATATTATCAGTAAAGTTCGTAATGCTAAGTTTATGAAAGGAAATTCTTTTATAAATCTTACCGATACAGATGATAAGGCTGGAGCCTTCCTGCTCGCCACAGCCATAACAACTGGTGTATCTGATGCCGTAGGGTTCAGAGAATACATGATGGACCCTTCAAGAGGAATAGATATTCTTAGTGCTATATCTCCGTCATTAGGAGCTAAGGCGAGTGCCGGCAAGTTGGGGAAAAACATATCTGATGCTATTACAAGCGAGAATAATGGTTCTTCTACTGGTACATTGGCTCTTATTAATGGAATGAAGAAACTCAACGGCGATCCTGATTTTAATATATCAGATTATATGACCATAGATAAGGATGGTGATATAGATTTAAAAGATTATCAGGAAGGTGAACCATTAACTATTACCCAGCTAAGATATGCTGAGAAAAACAGTAGAGTGTCTGATATGATAGCAGGTCAGATGCAGGATGAGATAAAAATGTCTGTATCTCCTGATCAGATTTCTGATAAGTTATCTCAGTATCATTACCTTGATTCTTACAAAAGATACAATTGGAATGCCGATTCACCGGAAAAGTCTTTGCAGAAGGCTCAGTTTAGAAGATTGTCTGGTTACATGGCAGGAAAGGTAAATAATCTGGATCCTACTGCTATTAATGCCATTAATATGGATGCCGAGATAGATAATGGCACTGTTAGAAGATTCTTGACTGCTCAAGTAGGTTCCGGTAAAAATTCTTATGTTACAGAAAGGGTTGAGATTACGAATGACGAGCTTCTTAAGGCGGGTATAGATCCTTCGGTCGAGGAGCGTAATTATCCGGTGGATGGTTACAAATCAAGTTTTGGAACCTGTGATTTTGTAGATACCGGAAAGAAGGAAGGTTATTCTTATGATAAGTATCTTATACGTAATGGTCTTCCCCGTTTGGCTTCTAAGGCTGATGTTAAGAATGATCTTTATGATATAGTAAAGGTTCATGGTTCTTACCTTAAGCCAGAAGAAATGAATGTTGTTAAAACCCTTGTTGATAATTTTATTGACATGTCTGATAACATATCAGTTCAGTTGGAGGGAATGGATGACAGGGGTTCAAGAGAGGTAGCGGTCAATTTCTATGACAAAAGGACTAAAAATTCTAAAAATCCTGCATTGTTGTTCTCGGATTTTGTTCCTTTGGATCCAGGTAATGATGAGTATGCGGATTACTGGAATAGCATTCACCAGAAGTGTCCTCAGTACTTCTTTGTAAAATACGTGAAGGAGGCTGTTCAAGAACGTCTTGATCAGATGAGGGATCCGTATATGAGAGGAATAAATATCACGCCCAATATGAATGACAAGTTTAGTAAGTTGAACGATTTTTTGCAGAAAATTTATGGCTGACAATAATATAGATAGATATAATCCTGCTGCTAAAACCACTTACGAAGATGTGGCAAGGCAAAGGAAATTAGCCGAAGAAGAGAATTACACTCCGGCTACATTACCAGAGACGACAATACCTCTGGTTCCTAATTATATGCCTGGTGAAGGTGTGTATGCCCAACCTAAATTTCCGGATTACGCATCAAGGATAGCTGCTGCCGAATACGAAGAACCGTATATAGCCAAGGAGATAAGCAACAGCTACTCGGAGGCACTGGCTCGTAACAGCTACAGGGGGGCTACACCTGTCCCGCCGCCTCTTAATCCCTATGGACCGAAGGTAAGTATCCGTGAAAGTCATCAGATGGGTAATGATGGGGTATGGCGTACAAAATATTCTAACTATATTCCGGGTATAAACAATGAAGATTATTATGCCAGGAGACAGAGCGGATGGAGTAAGTTTTGGAATGGTGTAGGCAAATTCGCTTTAAAATCCGCATTGTACGGTGCACAAGGAGTTGTGTCATTGCCTGACAAACTTATCAATATGGCATCTGAGGGAAGTTACAAAGCTGCGTTAAACACTAACATGGATAAGTTTGTAGGTGATCTTGACCAGCAAATAGACATGCTTCTTCCCCATTATTACAAGAAAGAGGTAGAAGATTATAATTTTGGTCAGAAGCTTTTTAAGGATACCGGTAATTTCTTGTGGAATGACGTCCTTGGTAATGGTATGTCTTTTACCGTAGGAGCCATGATATCAGCGTACATGACCGGAGGACTTGGAGTTGGATCATTGGGTAATATAGGCGCTAAATTAGGTGGAAGAATCGGAGCTAAGTTAGCAGCAAGGCAAGCTGCCAATAGGGGCATAGGAAGCCTTAAAAGCGTGTTTAACGACTATGTAAGAAAAGGAGTTGCTACCGGAAGAAATGTAGGGGAGGCGGCTAAGACCATGACGTTGTTGGCTACCAGTGCCGGATTCGAGTCATCGGTTGAAGCAAATTCTTTTATGAAGCAATCTGAGTCTGATTTCAAGGATTATTATCGTAAGATTTATGGTCGTGATCCCAATGCAGAGGAAATGGCTGTTTTTCGTAATTCTAATGCTGATGTAGGTAGTGCTATATTTGCCGCCAATATGGGTATCGTAGGATTATCTAACTGGCTTCTTTTTGGTAAGTATATAGGGTTAGGAGGCAAGGCTATACCAGGGTTGGAAAAGAGGCTCAACAAGCATTTATTTGGATTAGGGACGGAAGTTGCGAAGCCGGGAGAGATGGCTATTAAAATAACCAATCCCAATATAGGACAGAAGATAGCAGGCAATGTTTTCAATATCATGAAAAGACCGGTATCTGAAGGCTTATGGGAAGAAGGATCTCAAGGTGCTGTCCAGAATACGGCTGAGGAATATGTTAAGTCAAGATATGACAATGTTGCTATGAACGGGGCCGTTGATGTTCTTGATGCTATTTCTGAAGGATTAAAAAAACAATATACGTCTAAAGAAGGATGGACTGAAATAGGAATCGGTGCTATTATCGGTTCTTTGTTTGGTATGAGGGAAGGCTTCTTTGGAGTGAAAGAGTATAGTAATAATCAGATATTGCTGGAAAGGCAAGTAAATGAATATAACAAAGCATCTTCTAATCTTAATACGGCGGCTTTGAATACGTTGAAAAAGTCAATGAGTTTAGGGCCTCAAGTTCGTTCCGACGCTCAGTCTATGACCGGTAAGGAGCTTGATGATGCTATGTTTGAAAAGATGTCTATTGACAATCAAATGGGGACCTTAGAGGATTCGGCTGAAAATTTCAGGCAGATGGTTGATATGATGCCTATTTCGGAAATAGCCGAAGCTAACGGAATGTCTTTGGAAGAGGCGAAGAAATACAAGGATTCTATTATCGATAATTATAATAATCGTCTTTCTGATTTCAGATCTGCTCAAGGTTTTGCCGAAGATCTTATAGGTGATAATTCTAAGATCGAATTTAGAAAATACGTAGCTCGTAATGCCTTCCTTGGCCTTCAATCAGAATCAAGGATGAAAGACATAGCTTCTGTCATAGAAACTCTTTCGGGGCAGCCTCGCGTGGCGGATGCGCTAAGTACGTTTTCCCGGCTGTCGGGTAGAGCGAGGGAGCGGGCTATGGCTATCCGTGGCATACGGTCAAGAATAGAAGAACTTGAATCCGAAATAGAAGATCTTGCTACTCGTTCTCGTAACGTAGATGGAAAAGATCCACAAGCTGAATCCATACAACGAAAAACTAAAGAATTGGAAGATCTTAGAACCAATTACAATAATTCGTTGTCTGAGTTATCAACGTTAATAGGAAAAGAGTTTTCGATAGAAGAGTTGGTAAGTAGAACCGAATCTGTTTTATCATCGCCTCTTTCTCCTATAAGTTCACAAGATGTAATAGAAGCCTATGATACGCTTGTGGCTTTTGATGATTATTTTAATGTAAAATCAAGACAGGAAAAGAAGTTTACAGCCAAAGACAAAGCCATGAGATCCTTAGTAAACGAATACCGCAGGAGTTTGATGGACTATAGGAATATGAATAACTTCTTGTCTAAGATGCTTGATAAAAGATTCTTGGCTGAGGAAAACAGGGGATTTTCAAAAGCGCTGTCTTCTCTATGGTCTACTCCTTATAAGGGGGATGACAAGGTTTCTGATTTTGCAGAGCCTAATAAAGTTGGTGAATATGACACTGATGAGGTAGTAGATCAAGCTGTGTCAGAAGGTAAGATTTCGGAAGACGAAGCTTGGACTATCAAGGCTTTTATGCATGCTCTTGATAGAGTAAGGGAAGATAGGATGAAGGAGGCAGAAGATGATACAAAAGAGTCACCGCTTACGGAGTCTGTATCGGATGAAGATTATGAGGCTGCTATGGATAATCCTATTATGGTTCCGGTAGTAAGGCAGTCTATAATTGATAAACTATATACAGGTAATGCCGATCTTCTTACTGCGAGAGAAAAAGATGTGTATGATAAATACAAACAAGATTTTGATGATTATGTATCGTCTTTAGGTGATAGTCCTGTTAATCTCATTAAATCATTATCTGAAAAGGCTGACAGGCTTACAAGTCCGAGATCAGTATATGAGGAAAATAAAGCTATTATTGATATGGCTAAGTCTAATTTGGAGCCAGATCAAAGAAAGGAGCTTGATGATGCTATTTCTTCGTATGTTGATATAATGAACAGGCGGGACAAAGGAGAGAAAGTTGACGAAGATAAACTTGCAGATTCGGTATTTACCATAGAAGATCTTGGCCAGGTTGGAAATATCACTGACCTCCTTCCTTATATCGAGCAAAACAGAATTATTGACAAAGGTCGTATTTCCGAATCTACGTTAAGTAATTTTGGGAAGGATGATGCTAATATAGATTCTCTTGTAAATGAGTTAGACGAATCCGATAATACGCCTGGAGCTAACATAGATAGTGCCCAGAATCCAGAGACGTTGATGGTAAGAAGAATCTCCAACGACGGCAATGAAAGGTATGAAATTGCCGGTCTTAGAGCCGATAAATTTATATCTTCTATAAAATCATTGGTTCCTATTCAAATAAGCTCTGAAACGAACGCTAATGGCACTAAAAGGTATTCTCTTAACATAGGTGGAGAAACGGCTACCGTGATAGAACTGCCTTATCATGCGAGATGGTCTATAGACAAAGAATCGGCTCGTGTTCTTAATCGCTACACAGATGTGTCTATTCAGGACGTGGGTAATTCCTATTCTTTGGTTTATAAGCGTCTTGATTCAGATGAGTTGGTTCCGTACAGAACGGGTGTCGGATTCGGAGAGAATGAGGTAGATAAAATAGATCAGGAAGCATTATCTTCTTTGAAAAAAGGAGATAAGGTTAATCTCGAAATAGATGTAAATGATACCTATAATCAGTCTCTTTTTGCCGAATACAATGATGCTGTTCAGTCCGGCGATAAAAAAAGAATAGAATCTGCTGAGAATAAACTGGTGTCCAATATGGTTATCAAGGTCATGAGTGGGAACCGATTCGTTTCTGTCGTAAAAGCTGATACAGGAGGCATAGATGGTATAAGTAAGATAAGAAGAACGGCTTTTAACAAGTGGAAGAAGGACGCCGGCCGGTCGGCTACCATCGGCGTCGGCACGCATGTTGTTGCCCAGACCCTTCCCGGAAGACCGGTGTTTAACATGAAGGTGAACGGTCAAGGATATGGCCAGATAGAAAATCTCCCTATTACCGAAAAAGGTGCTGAAAAAGTATCTGATGTCGGATATGTATTAAATGGCAAAGTCGTGCTTAAGAACGGATCTAAATACACAGGCTTCCCATTTGCTTATTCTATATTAAATGACAAGGGGAATAATTACAAAAATGTAAGAGTTCCGGTAGTTGTCATCAAAGGTAAAAACGGTCTTAATTATCTTTTCCCAGTTAGCCTACGTTCTGTGGAATCAGAGGAAGGGCAGAAATGGATGTCTTTTATAGATATGCTGCTTGAATCTGGTGATTCTGAATTGCTACAGATGGGTCAAGATGATATACAAGATCTTAATGCGTATCTAACCAAGTTAGGCCTTGATCCGGCTTCGTATCAAGTATCGTATTTGAATCCTATTTCAGGGCTTAGAAAAGCTCGTGAGGCTATAGAAGAATTATCTACGGTTCCTGATGTTGTTAAGTGGGTAGAAGATGGAAGTAGGAGTGTGAAAGACATTGTGACGTCTGAAGTAGAATCTGGAATAGATTTCGAAGGTGAGATGTTTGTCGCTCCTAAGATCAGGATTCAGTTTGGTAAATCATCTTCCAGACCTAAATCACTTATAGAGGATGATCTTCCTTTCTCTGATGAGGGTAAGACCGTTACTTCTAAAGAAGACGTGGATGTTTATGAAGAGGAAATGCCAGAGGAAGGGGCTGTCCGGGAGACTCAGCCGGCGCCATTAGCTCAGCCGACTCCTGCGGCACAAGCTGCGCGGTCTTTACCTGGCAAGAAGCGTACCTCCAGGAAAAACTTCTCTCTTATGTTAAACGAAATAGAATCTCATATAGAAAAAGAAGGATTGCCGTCTTATGCTAATATTTTTGATTTTATAGCAAGGAAGATTGTAGGAGGTGATTTGAGGTTTCTTCGTGAGAGAGGTAATCCTAAAAGCCTTAAGGAAGAAATGGGATTAGAACCTAAAGGAACAGTAGGTGATAAAATATCCACTCCTTCCAGTAAAGGTGGTAAGACCTTAGAAGAATACGTTTCTTGGCTTCGTTCTCAAACAGATCAGGTGGTGGTTGATTATGTTGGGCCAAGATCTGACGAACAAATTATATCAGAGTTGAAAAACTTTTTGAAATATATTAATTTTGTTCCAAGCAAGGCTTTGAATTATTCTCTTAGAGTCAATGGCATGGATACCCTAAAAGAATATGGCACAAAAGAGGAAGTAGAAAAAATGGAATCTGATATCAATAGTTTGGTTTCTAAAGTTTTGCCTACGGTGGATAATAAAACTGTAGAAGATGTTTCTACTGCAATAAAATCAAACAACTTGCCTGCCATATGGGAGCCCGTGGAAAGCCTTGATATGACAAACGAGGAAAAAATAGAGTTTTTGAATAACGTAGCAGATTTCCTTAGCGGCATACCAGAGTATGATGCTGTCGTGGAGTCTATAGAGTCAGAATCAGATAATATTTTAAATGATGGAAAAGAAGGAAGTGCAGAAGGCGGTGCAGTACGCACTGAGGAAGATGGCGATAAAAAGGGAGATGGAGAAGGCAAAGGACAATCCAGAACAAATGTCGAAGTTGAAGGAAATGTCGAATTACCTGGATCTACAAAAGGAGAAATAGAAAAAGACGAACCTCGTATATCCGAAGAGTCGCTTACTCACATATCAAGGGTGACAACCCCTTATTTCCTGTACGGCGGTGACGAAGCATATACATCTGTTCCGGCTAAAGTAGAACCTATACCGGAGAAGATAATGGGTCGTAATGGTATTAAATTTGGTATGAGTGTAGTCGAGCTAACCAAATTAGGGTACAAAAAAGCTGGTGGAAACTGGATATATAAATTCTATATGAACTCAGGTGTGTATGATTTGTATAATATCAGTACCGGTGAAGCGTTTAGGGCAAAACCGAATCTTGGAGTTAAGATAAGTTCCAGTGCATTCATCCGCTCTTTATCTCAATCTGGTAGAAAAATACAAAATATGATGAGTAATATGAGCCAGGAAGAGATAGACAGGAATAAGAATCTCGTAGAAGGTTCTGATAATTCGGATTCGATAAATGAGTTAAATAAAGAGTGTTGAGTATGAGAAGGAGATACGAAGATGTTTCAGGTCTTGTTCAGTATCAGTTGAAGACCAATCAGCAGGGGAATATAGAGGTTTATGTTGATGACAGGTTTGTTGGAAACGTAAGTGAAGGAGTCTGTAATTGGAAGGATATTGAATACAAGAGTGAGGTTACTATATCTTTGAAAGGAGTCGAGGATAAGGCTAAAACTTCAAATAAAAGAGTCGGTCCTTATTGTCACATTTATAGCATATTTGGAGGAAATGAATCTTATCATGCAGGTCCGGATAGTAATATAAAAAAGAGTCCGGTTACCACCTTTATAATGTATTGTTATAAAAATGGGGATATTACAACTACCACCACTTATACTAAAAATTTATCTGGAACTCTTCAGATAGGTAAAATACAATTGACTATCAATTACAAACAAAGTAAAAGTCAGTCTTTTTCTGGTGGTGATAAAGATTATGTAACATCCGTATCTGATTTCCCTTTTGTTACTGGTCCAGGAGATAATAGCGTTGAGTTTGAAGGAGAGGGAAGATTAATAGTTGAAACAAAGGCTTCGCATTATGAAATAGAAGTTTCATAATTTCTATTTTTATAGTATTTTGTCTAAAATATTTATCACTATGGGTGTCAAATGTCAGATAGAAAAATAAGAATCTCGTAGAAGGTTCTGATAATTCGGATTCGATAAATAAGTTAAACAAGGAGTGTTGAGTATGAGAAGGAGATTTTTAATGCTGCGGATAATTTTATGGGAGGATGTTATAATAAGTTATCCAATGAAGATATAAAAAGGCTTGGAGGAAAAAGACCTTATGTATGTCAGTTTAATAAAATTCATATACATATAGGACCTGTATTAAAAGATCATGATTCTGATGTTAGTTACATAATGTTTAATAGTAATTGGAATCATGGTGGTTATGAATCTATGGTTTATAATCATAGCAATAATGGTATTTTTATATTAGGTGAAAACAAAATTGGTAACATAGAAGATCATATACAAGATCTAACATATTGGTACGAATATGATCCAAGCATTAATGAAAATTATTGTTATTTTTATTATGAGGCTAATAACAGCGGAAATGCTATCAAGTTGAATGGTGAGTTTGGTGATACCAGTACTGTTTTCAACATTCCCAGCTTGGAAGTCACCACTCTTCGTGATGGCAGTTTGAGTTTTCCGGAGATTTATATAGAAGGAATTTGGGATCCGTCATTGTATAAGTCGGTTTTATAATTAACTTTGCAAAAAAGTTAATTACAATGGGTGTCAAATGTCAGATAGAAAAAAAGGAAAATGAAATAAAACGGGTTAAGGCTCCTAACGGGGAGCCTTCCGTTCTTTACGAAAGTGCCTTGAAATTATTAGGGAATAGCGAACGAGCTCTTCAGGTATGGGCTAAGGCTTACACTCCTGGTTTTTTGTCGTATTATGGTCATTGGAATAACCCGGCTCCAGGGGAGATGTTTAATACCGATCCCAATGGCGAACCTCTTTTAGAAGACGTGCTGTCGTATATGAAGCGTCAGGCTTATTTTTCCGATCCTTTAACGGCTCAGGATGTTAAGGACGTAAGAGATGTTATGATATCCAATTCCATATATAGCATACGATCTCTTATTAATAGAGTTAGAAGCTCTTTTTATGTGGATGGCAATCTTATCCTAAATGAAGAAAATCTAAGGAGATCCGGCTTGTATAATGAGACGGAAATAAGTAGGATATTAGATAATCCTTCTGTACTTAATGAGGTCGGCTCTTTTATGAGGTTATTATTAGACTATTCCAATAACGAACACGATCTCGGGAAAGAGTCTTACTTCACAACCGTAGAAAAACCATACGGTCCTGTTGTGTATAAAAATGGCGTCTTCAATAAATTAGGAAAGAGAGCATCATATAATCCGGCTGAAGTTTATGAGGCTATAAAAAATACAGTAGGAGGTATTAGTGTTGCTTCAGAGTTTGATGCTGCTTTCGGATCTTTATCTGATTCATATCCGGAGTTAGTTGAAAGATATCAGTCGGATAAGAGTTTTGCCTTGTCGCTGTTCAACGAATTTTCGAATATGAACATCGTTCCGGTTGTGGCTTTAGAAGATAATAATATCGTAGAAGGGAAGAGACGGTCATTATCAAAGTTGCAAGATTATGCTTATTACAGCCCTATTGGATCTGAGTCATTACGAGCTCGTATATCAGCCTTTCTAAACAGGGTTAATGCTGATACAGAAGAAGACCTTAGAAGTATGATATGGGATGTAGAAGAGGCTTGTGTAGGTCTTGGTATAGATATCGTAGGCGTGTCTAAGGCATATGACGGAACAGAAGAATCGCTGAATAAAATTGATAGCTTGATGCTGGATCTTGATATTTATGTAGCAAGGCGCAACGATGATACTTATGCTCCTACCTTAGCTTCTGCTATTGATGACGTTCTTGGAGATAGCAGGGATCGCCGTGTCATGTTTCTTCCAGAGTATATGGATAATATGAATATCGTTTATATGGAATCTGACATAGATCCGGTATCGGCATTTGAAAATCATTCCCTGCTTTATCTTGGTGGAAACCTATATCATAAGGTAGAAAGAGATAATTTAGGTGATTTGTACGATATGGCTGCTGAGCTTGCCAAGCAGAGTCTAACTTATTTCCCACCTGGTATCTATCCTGAATATTGTTTTAAAGATGGTGTTTTAGATAAGCTCCGCGTGAAAAACGTAGATAGTAAGGTCCTTGCTGATTCTATTAAAAAATACGTCCTGTCTTATACCGATTCTCAGAATACGGAAGAGATGAATGCTACCAGATTGGCATTCGGTCATCTTGTTGTTCCCGGAAGCCCGTATGTTAATGAAGAACGGGAGTTTAGCCGATACATAAACAGAAAGCAGGACAAAGAGAATCCTTTACTCTTATTCGATTTATACCAATCTTATCTTGAAAATAAGCTTCATAATACGGAAGTGTATGAAGGGGCATACAAGTATCTTGATTTCAAACCGGATCATTTGCTGGGTCTTACCGTTTCAGATCCGGATACGTTAAAACAAATTGAACTATCTTTGGCAGGTAATGATCGTGAGCAGTTATTTGAGTATAGCATAAGCAGCACCGATCCTTCTTTTACAGATCTGTTCTATTTGGATTATTATGATATGTTATATGCCGGTTCTGATTTCTATCACGATCTTTTTACGAAACATCCTAATCTCTTAAATGAGGTTCGGGATCATAACATAACTAAGCAGGATGATAATGTTATCGTAGAAGGTTTGTATGATAATTTTATCAGAATAGGGGATATAGTGTTTACTAAAGTCGGCGAAAGTAGTTCCGGCTCTATCTACCAAAATCTGACAGGAACCGAATCGGAGGTGAAATACGATTCTACTCAGAAGGCTAAGACGGTAGAAACCGATTACGCTCCATACCAAAACAGATCTGGCTTGACGCAAGATATGACCGTAAGCAAGTCTGAATTGGATGATCTTAATAAATTGGAATGCAGGTAATTTTTGTATATATATAATATAGTTTTTTCATAATTACGATTTGGAAAGTGAGGCTTGTGAAAGTCTCACTTTTCTTGCATATGCACGTATATCAATAACATACAAGAAAAGTTAGACTTTCGTCGTTTATGGATTATTTTTATTAATTTTGCGATATTAGTTTCAGGAAGGGATTATAGAAATAGGAAAAAGTAAGAACCGGACGTAACTAATAACAGTAGAAAATGAGAATCAGTACCATCAAACGTAATAACAGCATTCATCTTATGTATAAAAACATTATGAATGATTTAGGTCAATTAAGAACTGTAGTTTCAAAATCCTATATTTATAATCTGATATAAAATCAAACCGGATTAAGTATCAGAACTATATCCCATGTCTTGAATCATACAAAAGAACAGGATACAGATTCTTTGTGAAAACCATACATTTTCATACATTTGTGTGTTCTTTAGTTTTTAGATTTAAGTTTTTCATGGTATTAGTTTAGAGATCAGGGCTCGCAGTGATGCGGGCCCTGGTTTGTTTTAAAAAGTATTAAAATATTTGTTATTTAAAATCCCGTTCTTATCTTTGTTCCAGAAACAATGAACAACGAGATCCCACCTCTGGTTGTTTGATGTTGAAAGATATTTTTGGCTCATTAGAGTTTGTCATAGTGGGATCTGACATTCTCTTTTGGGCCTATTTTTTTTATTATGGATAATACTTTTATTCCTTTTGTGTTAATAAATGACAGAAAGATGATTGACGCAAAATACGTTCATAAACTGTTAGAATGTAAGTATGATTTTAAACATTGGATAAAGGATGTAATATCATCTTTTGATTTTAAGGATGGGATAGATTATATATCATACAGATATGATAATAATGGAAATCAAATAATAGATAATGATAGTCATGTATTTAGGCATGACTATTATTTATTCCCCAAATCGATTCTATGTATTATCTGTATGAAGTGTGATAGGTCTTTATTTAAAGATTTTATTCACGATGTATTTGATTTATGTAATATTAAAAATGAAGATTGTGTATTAGATATAACACATAGATTTATTGGTAGATATAATAAAAAATATATAAAATATTTTACATATATAATAAGAAATAATAATAATGGTTTCTATAAAATAGGTAAAAGTTCTGATGTAAAAAGAAGGCTATCTGGATTGTCTGTTGTAGAAGATAACTTAACATTAATAGCTTATGTGGATAAAGACATAGAAAGCGAGCTTCATGCAAGATTCGATATCAAAGGAATATACAGAGAATGGTTCAACTTATCAGATTGTGACTTGAATGATATAATTGATGAATATAAATTCAAGTTGTGTAACATGGCTTGAATTTCATTACAACAAAAAGCGATTAAGAGATGAGTTTATAGTAATATTTACTCATCTCTTCTTGTTTTTGTGAAAATACTTCTCTTCTATAGGAAATAAACACACCCATATTCCACCCTGCAATCATGATCTTTGTTACGTGCATCATGCACGTATGTTTAACAATTAAATACTATAAAATTATGGGTGGTGATAAAATCGTCCTTTTAGATGGAGCCGGGGCTAACGGTGGTGGTGCAGCCACTAACGGTCTTCTTTCAATGATTCCCGTCATGTTTGCTAATTTGATAGGTGGTAATAAAATGGATCCGAATCTGGTGGCGGCTTTGATGAACGGTCGTAATAACCAGGACGGTTTCGGTGGGGCTAACGGTTGGTGGCTCTGGATAATTGTTTTGTTCTGGCTGTGGGGTGGACGCGGCTTCGGTAACGGTTTTGGAAATGGTGGTGATTGTTGCGCCAATGGTTTACCCGCTCAGTTGAATAACGATTACGGTCGTGAGCTTCTGATGCAGGCAATTCAAGGTAATCGTAGCGCTATAGATCAGATCGCTTCTGCTTTGAACTGTTCTACTACTCAACTTCAGAGTGCTATCTGCAACGTACAGGGTGCTATTGATAAAGTAGCTGGTCAGGTAGGTATGACTTCTCAGGCTGTTATCAACGCAGTTCAACAACAAGGTTGTGAAATAGGAAATCAAATCAGCTCTTGCTGCTGCAATCTGAGTTCGTTGATCAATCAAAGCACTTGCCAGACTCAGGGAATGATTACTCAGCAAGGTTTTGATAACCAGCTTCGCACGTTGGAACAAACCAATATCTTGCAGAACGGTCTCAACCAAGGTCTGGCTAACAATCGTGAGCAAGCTACAAGCCAATTCAATATCTTGTCTGCGAAACTTGACGCCCAAACCGTTATGATCAATGACAAATTCTGTCAGTTGGAAATGCGTGAAATGCAAAACACTATTGCTCAGCTTCGTGAAGAAAAAGCGGCTTTGACTGCTTCGGCATTATCTCAGCAACAAACCCAGAATATCGTTGGTCAATTACGCCCGACGGCCGTCCCAGCCTACCCCTCTTGTTCTCCTTACCAGGCTTATTCTTGGGGACAGGTATTCGGAGGAGGTTGCTACAATAACGGATGTGGATGTAACAACGGATGTTGCAATAACAACGCTGCTGTCTGATTTTATTAAGAAAGGAGGCTAATATGGCTTGTGTTTCTAAAATAGGATCGTTGTATGAGGTGGTTACGAAGAATGTTATTGTCAGTACGACAAATACAATCTTCGGTATTAACCCACGGGCTTGGATCGCCCTTCCGTGTGAGGGTCTTATCCTTCTTAAGATAAGGCAAGTAGTCCCCACAGCCGGAAGTGCTCTACCGGTACAGATTGCGGTCCCGGCAAACAGCACAGTTTCAACAGTAGGAGCCGACACCTGTTGCTCGGTTACGGGAGTGAATGTCGTGAACCCTATTAACGTAGCTGTAACGGGTGCTGCTATGGTAAATGGCACAGAACGCCTTCTGTACTTCAATAAAGTTCGTGGCGTGTTAAGATTAATGGATTGTTGTGTTCCGACAACAACAGCCCAGGCGTCTGAAGTTAAAGCAGGTAAATGATTTCAGTAGGGTGATGGAGATCATCACCCTATTTTCACCTAAATAATATTTTGATCATGTTTTCAGATTTGAAGAAAGGGTTTCAGGTACATACCCTTGATACTAATACAGTACCTAAATACGAATTGGGAAAGGTAGTAGCCGTATCCGAACCCAGGTATCTTCCTCCTCAGCCGGGTCAGTATCAGGCGATGCAGACCCGCGTGGTGGATCTGACGGTAGAGCTCACTGGCGAAACCAAGACCTATACGGTTCCGGAATCCCAGAATGTGGCTAAGGCTATGGGCATAACATTATCTACCAGCATAGATCCGATTATGAACGAACTGAATGCTATAAAAAACACCAGTCAAGACATAATAAACAGCGTAGATGCCCATCGTGCCAAGATAGAGGCTTGTGAATCTATATTAGAAGACATCAATCCGGCATTCAAACAAACGAGAGAGCAGGATCGTAAAATAGCTGGTATAGAAAATAAGGTGAATGACCTTACTGATTCATTCGAAGATTTAAAGAAGTTAATTGTAGAACGTTTGAAATAAGTGTAATATGATAGTATATGATTTAAATTCAGGACACAGAGAATATCCTGGATATGACGAGATAGAAGACAGACGAGGTGGAGGCAGAGGCAGAAGCCGGCGTTCTGATGGGACGTACATGGGGTATGGTGGTGGTATTTACGACCATTACGGTATGCATGAGAAGATGAAAGAAATGGAAGAGCGCGAAAACGAGCTGGAAGAAAGGGAAAGAAGGCTCGAAGAGCGCGAACGTCGTCATGAAATGGAGGACCGGGAATACCGGAGGATGGGTTACGAATCCTACCCGACCGATTACTATGGAGACGACAGATACTACGGTGACGGACCTCAGATGCGTAGAGGTCGCGGACGTGGCAGAGGTCGTTCTTATTGAGGAGCAGACGCAGAGGATCCAGCTTATCAGAAATATGTAGATACTTACGGCTACCATTTTTCTAATGCTCTCGCTGATGAGGCGGTAAAGAAGATGGTCAACGTCGATGGATCCAAGAGGATCTGGAAGCAGCCGGAAATAAAAGATATTTTTGAAAAGTGCGGAGCGAAGAAGCCGGATAAAGCGACATGGGGCGATGTCCAATATGTCTTTGCAATGTACTATTCGGATGGTTTTCCGAAGGTCTTCAAATGTGAGAACGAGTTGGTGAAAGCTACGTTAATGTATTTGGATGATCCGGATGCTCCCGAAGGAGTAGCCTTTATAAGATGGCTTGCCGTGCAAGATTACCTCGGCGAAAAAATAAACTGGAAGGATCTGACCTGAGATCCAGATCCAGGTCCTTCCGGTGGTGCGGGAGCCATAGTAAAAAATATGATTCCCGCATTCCCGTTTTTCCCGTTTGGAAAAAAGGAATAAAAATATTATACCGGTCGGCGGGCAATAGAATACCCGTGGCCGGTTTGTTTCACATAACTTTTTTGGGATATGAATATAGCACATGAATCTAAATCGAATAAAACCCCCTTGTATTTAATAGGAGAGTTGATTGGCGTACCGAATACGGTTATGGACTCAGCATTGCATGAACTGAAAGATAGAATAGACAAAGACCCTAAATATAAAGATGTTAAAAATTGGCTCGAATCTTTACCCAAGATCTGAACCTATTTTTTTTTCAATACCGGGCCCGATGCGATTTTAACGTATCGGGTTTTTATTTTAATTCATATTGTTTTATTTTAAATCTAATTAATTCATGAATGTCGTACTTTTGTTGAAAAAGTATTTTTTATGGAAAATAAGGAAGATTACGTTGGTTACGAAGATCAAGAACTGTGTAACCGGTATTACAAAGAGGCTGACGCCATGAGACAAAAGCAGGACTGGTCTCGGCTTAGGGCTGTCCCTGCTCCGGCCAAGGGAACGCCATCGCCCGGCTGGGGTCAGCTTGGACGTGGAAGTGATGTCCGTGTTAAGTATGTGAGTATCAATTCAGGATTGGGGGGAGATAGATTATGACCGTAGAAGAATTAGCTAACAAAAGATACGGTGGCGAATTTGTTTTCATGTTTGGTCATCTTGAAGGTAGAACAAGATTCGTTTTTGAATGCTTTGATCCTAAACCTGATTACGAAGGTAAAAGCACTTATATGGTTTCCTATTTTGAGAAGGGACTTTGCAGAAGAGATGTGGTAGATGTACCGTGTTATATGAATGTTTTACCAAAATCATGAAAACACTACTTTTAAACGTACCTTCCTTCTCTGGTAAGATTATTTCTCCTATCTGGATTAAAGTCGTAAGGGATTTCCAATCTAAATCGAAGGCAGAAAGAGACTCGTATTGTTCGATTTATGGATGCACAGGAGGGTGTAACTTATGCGATGATATAAGTAAATATAGGATTTCAGAACAACTAAAATATTACAAATAATGGAATTAAAAGATTTAGTCAGGGTAATGACTAAAGAAGAGTTCGAATCAGCAATCAACGAAGATATTAAATTCGTTGAAAGATTTAAGCATTTTTTTAAACATGATGATGTTGCGAGGATAATAGAACACGTAAAGTCAGTGTTAGAAGCATCAGTGGACTACTGCTATCCGAATCATCCTGAACCTAAAGCAGAACCTGTAGACGTGGGAGAAGTCTCTGACGGATACCACACTTTCAATGAATTGTATCGGTATCGCATGTTGTATAACGCTGCCTTCTTTAATCTATTAGCCAGAAGCGGACAGGTTGAAGTTTGCAAATCAAGGAGACACAGCGACGGAGAAAAATGCTTCGGTTCTGATGATTGGTTTATTGTGATGGCGATCCTACCTACCGGTCAGGTATCTAATCACTATGAAAGCAAATACTGGGATTTGTTTGATGTTCCTGAAAGAGAAACCGCTTTCGAATACGATGGCCATACACCAAATGAAGCCTCCGACAGACTTGAAAAGTATCTCAAACTGCCTCGTCATGGCATGACATTCGAACAGGCTTTAGAACGGCTTAAATTAGGTCGTAAGATAAAAAGAATCGATTGGGGTAAAAAGTATATCTGTATGTTTGACGTAAATATATTGATGATAGATACAGGTCAAAAAGTAGCATCAAATTGGAATCCAACCGAACATGATATTATGTCTAATGACTGGGAGATTGCGGGATGAGTTTGTTTGTTTGTTCAAAATGTGGCTGTATAGATAATACAGCCACATCCTGTTATTGGGCTCTTATAAGACCTTGTAAGAATCGTATTTACGATAAGTCGCTAAAGGGATATGAAGGCAAGCCTCTTTGTTCTGAATGTGCCGCTATTGAATATAGTAAGGGAGACGAAGTGGTGGTAGTTCCTGGAACGTGGCATGGTAAGTTCAAGAAAGAATGGCCTACTGAAGAAGAGAAGAAGCATATTGGTAAAAACGGTATTTTAAATATGTAAATTATGTGTGATAAGGAAATTGTTGTATGCGCAGCTATCTGGGTTCAAGATTACAAGAACAAGCCTCACGGTCCAATAAATATACCATCCGGAACCGTATTTTGTGGATTGAGGCATTGTTCCATAATATCGCAACTTGCGGCATACGGTATAGCCCATAAAAACCGCAGTGTTCAAGGATTTTTGACAAGCAAGAATCGGTTTTTAACAAGAGAGGAAGCGTCTGAACTTGTTAGAAACAATAATCAGGAGATGGTGGTAGATAGGAATGCCATTAGAGAACAGTTGTATTCAGAAGATTTGTATTAACTAAAAAATAAAACAATATGGGATTTATAATCAAAAAGTCAATCTTTTATGATATGATGGACGGCAATCAGTTAGAGTACGAATTTGACAACAAGAATTTAGATCATATCACATTTAAAGGTGATGGTAAAGAATCTTTTTCATTTAACAGAGTACTTGTTGAAAATTTAATTGAGACATTTGAGACTATGCAGGATATATACTCTGATAATTACGGAATTAAGGTTTATACCGGTAATTGCATAATTCAATTGAACGTAAATCCAAAGGACCCCAGTGAATCCTTTTTTGACGTATATGATAGAGATGAGATGAAATTGATATACGGAATAAAGATCAGTATTCTGAAAGAAATGTTTATCATATGATTACCAAGCAGGACATACAAGCAGCAGCATCGTATATTTTCCGAAGCAGTTTTGTCTCGGAGGACCAGGCAAGGAAAGCAATGGTAAAAGCCGGCAATAACGCTACCAAGATCCTCGTCAAGACCTTTAGAGGCAAGTTGTTCAAGAAAGCTTTTGAAAGAGCCCGTAGAGGAAAGGATATCAGTTCTTTTGAAAGACAGGAAAAAGAAAGTGGTTTCAATTTTCTACATAATCCTAATAATGGTCGTATGCAAAGCGGTCATATTATAATAGATGGAATTGGTCTGTTTAAACAAATAATTCATGAAAGGTAAAAAAGTTGATATTCGTTTAGGCAGAGGTCTGGCGAATCAGATTAAGATAAACAAAACCATCCCAGTGTCTCATAAACCAAAAGAAGAACGTCGAATGATGTTTGTTTGTGGTGATGATATTGCTTCTCTTATAAAGCGGTTTGAAAATGAATCAAAGTAATATAAAGTCGGACATGTGTCTTGTCCGACTTTTTTTATATATTTGTGGCATGGCAAGAGGTTATTATTGGATATCACAAACAGATGAAACGTTAAATGGCAGAAGCTATTACGTGGCTAAGATAGTAGGAGATATCACGTTTGATACTAAACGAAAAAGAATCGTATTTCAAGCTGATAGGTATTTCCCTGTAGGATCTGTTTTCCATTTTACGCACAATTGCTTCAATTATATCATAACTTGCCGACTTCGTAAGCCGGGGCTTTGGTTTGAAGCCAGGAGAGAGGATTCGGGCCCTATTTGCCCTGAAGATATTGAGCGCTTTGAATCGGGAAGGTTTATACACCGAGATGGGTACATGCATTACATATAAGTTGAACTTGACGATTTTTCGTCAGATTATAGTTTTTTTCATATTATTTTTAAGCCATCAGACTGAGAAGTTAGATGGCTTTATTTTTTATGATATGCTTGATTTTTAACTACCTTTGTCTCATAACAAAAATGTTTTACTATGACATCAGCGTGTATTATTAAAAGAGATAATAAAAAGAAAGTTGTTTCTGTCTCTACCAGATCAGGGGACAGGTCTATGTTATTTGATAAAATAGCATCTATTCCTCTTATGGAGAACAGGGAACGGGCTACTACTGTTTTTAAAACCGTATTTTCTAATAAGTTCTTAAAGGCTTTTGGCGACTGGAGAAAGAGAGTGCCTATCAATAAACAGGCCTACAATAAGGTGAAATCCAACATCGATCTTATTCCGGAAGCTTATAGAGAAAGGGTGCTGGATAAGGCTTCTAAGATGAGTAATCCTGTTCTTGTATCAAAATCAGATGCAACTTATGGGATTCAAGAATCAGGCTTCGGATTCTATAGCCAAGATCTGGGTGATAATATTATGTTGGTGGATGCTATGGTTCCGTCAAGTATTTCCGTACCGGAAGGACCTGGAATAGACGCCGGGCAGTATTTACAAGATGCTATATCTTCGGACTTCACTCCCGTATCTATGGTACAGGATAAGGGTGTTAATTATATGGTTATAAAAGACGGTCTTAAGATATTTAGCCCAGAAGAGTTACCACAGACAGATTCTAATCCTGTGGGTGTAACGTATCAGACCGGAGAGCCTCGTTTGTTTTTCATGAGCGATCGTAATCAATTATTTGAAGATTACGGAGAAGCTCTTCGCTCTGGCGGGAATGATATTAGAATAGGATTCTTATCAGGCACCGTTCAAGAATCTGCCTGGGATGGCGTGGCAGACATTACTTACAAAGCTGGAAGGTATGTTCTTAATAATCCCAAATCTTTTATACCGGCCATGACCGCTTCTGCTTCTACTTCTTTATCAACAAAAGGTGGTATAATTAACTACCTTATAAAGAAAGGTCTTTTGTCCGGATCTAAGATATTCGATCCTGAAACAAGAAGCTATTATCTTACAGGAGAAGGTCATACAGGACAAATTAGACTTTTCAATTCAGCCTTATCCTACACCGAGCTCCGTAATCATTTTGGTTCCGATGTTTCCATGAACGACCAAGGTATGATAACCATAAGCTCGTTGGATAACAGTAAGGTGACTATGAGGCTCGCCACCGGAGGAACGGAAAGGGTTAGCAGGGAGCAGATAAAGAACGATCTTAAGTCAGGAAGATACAATGAATTGGACGCCAAGTACGATCATTTTGATGCGCTTGTAGTTTCATTCATATTAGAAGACAACGATCTTTATGCTGATACTAAAGCTAAGATCGTATCGGATTATAGCAGGCAGGAACGTGACCAACGAAATTCTATTGTCGAGATACTGAAAACTCTTGGCGTTAGCGTCATAGGTATGACCGACTATATAGAGAAGTACCAAACCAAATACGGGCATGAACCTTCTGCTAAGGCATTGGCGGATATTGCCAATAACGTAATAGCAGTTGGTGAAGATGCTACTTTATCTGATTTAGTAGAAGAAACAGCCCACTTCCTTGTAGAGGCATACAGAGATCAGAATGCTGTTGAGGCTGTTCTGCAAGATGTGGAAGGTACGGAAGAGTGGAACCAATATGCAGGTCAGTATTATAATACATACGGTAAAGTATATGAAGGAGCTGAGCTTGATAATGCTGTTAGGAGAGAAATTCTTGGAAAGATCCTCGCCAGGGAGATGCAGACCGGCACAGCACAGGCGCCGGTAGAGCCCACCTCCTTCCTGGGGCGCGTCCGGCAGCTTCTCTCTGGAATTGTAAACTGGCTTAAATCAGCTTTATCAACCCAAAGACAGGATTTGAATAACGTTATTAAAAATATTCGTGATCTTGCTATTACCGACATAGATAAAGGATTTGATACTTCTCTTTTGAAGGATAATGACTTTACATTATACTCCCTTTCTTCTATGAACAAGAACAAGTTTCTTGAGTCCAAGATCAGATCACTAAGAAAAACATTAAGAGACTTACGTCAGATAAGCTCTGATAGGGCTGTAACTACGTCTATGACCCTTGCTCAGCTTAAGACCATAGAAGATAAGATAAATAAGGTAGAGACCGAAATAGACAAGAATGAGATGGCGGCTGCCATGAACAGCATGATCTCCACAGCCGAAGCTCAGGTCAGATACTTAAGTAATGTGGTGAACACCATCCTTCATGGTGATACCAAAGACGGCAAGCTTCATTTCAATACCAATGATCGAAAGAACGTAGATATTATCAACAATCAGGTTCTTCCGATCATGAACGATCTTCGAGGATATATCCGTAACAGAAGTACCGAATTTGATGAACGTGAAAAGCAGGATTATACAAATAGGATCAATACCGTCATTGCCGACATCAATGGTATTCAGTCTGATATTAAATCAGTACAAGACCTTGATGAAAGCACGTTGCTTGATAAGTTAATGAACGAACTTCATGTGCCGGCAGATAAGGTAAAGAGAGTAAAAGAATTTTTCGACAAGGTTCAACACGATGTTTCTTGGATAAGTAGGTGGTTTGGTATATTAGAGCATTCTTCCAGTCCGTTCAATAACGTTCTTGGAGCTATGATTGCCAAAGACAATTACAATGCGATGGTGAATGCCCAGCCCGCCATATCCGACTTCCTGGCATATGCGAAAAAGCATGGTTTTAACAAATCTGAATTTGAAAAACTGCTTCAGAAAGTAGACGGCAAAACTTCTAATTACCTTCGTAGTGCTCTTGATATGGCTAAATACGATCGTAATAAGAAGCTGGCGCAGATGCGAGCGTTTGCGACTGCCATGAACATAGAGATATCAGAAGAAGAAATTGGTGATGTGGTTGACAATAACCGTAATTACGTATTTAAAAGAGAAGTAGTTGACAAGGATGGAAATACGGTTACTGAAAACGCTAAATTCAAACCATCGTCTGATAGAGTTAATACCGATATTTTTACCATCGAGCAGGAAAAGATCTATACAGAGCAGATGGAAAAGTGGGATGCTGAAAATTCGGAACTGGAATTTAGCGAAAGTTATGCCACAAGAATGGAATCCATATACAAAAAGGCTGAAGAAGAATTAGGGCATCCGGTTTCTCAAACAACCAAAGAATACCTTAATGCCCTATCCCGGCAAAAACGGATATTGAGGCAGCCTTTTATTGATAGCGGTGGTAATTTTGATGAGGTTGCCTATTTTAAAAGCAGCAATTACGAAGAAGAAGGACTGCTTCGTAAACAACGTAAGGAAGCAGCTTCAGAATACATATATGTAGGAACCAGGAGAGTGGAAAAAACCGGCGACCAACTTAAGATGGCCAAAGAAATACAAGCTATAAATGAAGTTTGGAGAAAGGAATCAAATAATGCCACTAATGCCGTATCAGAATCGTTTTTGCAAAAATTAAGAACGATTCAGAGCGAGTCTGGAGGAGAAGCTGCGCTGAAGACACTTATGTTGGGAGGTCACCTGTCATTCAACGATCGGTTTTGGAATGATGTAGAATCAGAACAGTCGGCACGTACCGAATCAAATAACAAGGCTTCGTATCTTAAAATGGCGCATGATATCATTAGTTCTACGACAAGTGATAGAGATGCGACTGACGTGGATTCTATTGTGAAAGATATAGAAAAAAATAAGGCTATTATCAAGGAAATAATCGGAAACAATCGCGATGTGGCTGATATCGGAGAGATTAACGAAGCGACATTTACCTCATCTGAAAGAGATGCTTTTAGGGCCGCATCTGAAGCTATTGAAGCCGATTACGCTATTTTGATAGATTATGCTAAGATGGTGGGTCTTGAAGATATTGATAAGTACCTTACTAAAAGCAGTAAGGCTGAAAACGAAGTAAATCAGTCTTATTTAAATGCTCTTGCTGACTCCAAGGAAGTGGAATGGAAGTTCGTACAACGTCATACTACGGCGAAGAAAGCAAAAAGGATTCAGGCTTTAAGGGATAAGCTGTTTAAGGCTGCTGATAACCGATATCTGTTTACCGTATCTGAAACCAACTACCTGTCAGAAAAGCTTGGTATAAGCAAAGAATTAGACGGTAGAGATTTCAGGAATGCTGTTAATGCTAAGATGGCCAGCTTATTTTTAAATAATACAAGAGAAGAGGGCGTAGAAGAAGCTAATGCTATTGTTAATGAATTTGCCAGAAGCCAGGTTTTTTCGTACTATAAACGCATGGCGCCTACCGGATATGCAGCTATGATCGACAAAATCGGTCGAGGTGAGATAGATGTGGCGCAAATGGTTAAGGACGTACAAAACGGTACATCCACCCAAGATTATGGCATGGACATATCGTACTTGTCTTTCGACCCTGCAAGGGCATGGGTGGCTGAATCTGAAGCCGAAAATAGCGGTCGTAATCCTGATTATGTAAAAGATCATGGGTATGGTCATCGAATGCCTAAGAAAAGCCTGTATCGTGACGAATCGTATTTCAATGACTTTGGTATCAAGTATGATGCTGACGGTAATGAGGTTGCTACTAAAAACGTAGAGCAGTGGAATATGATTCAAAAACTCAAGGAAATAAAAAGACAATCCCTTGATCTATACAAAGAGCAGAGCCCGAACCTGTATGCTATTCCACAGATATCCAAACAAGATATAGAACGTGTAGAAGGATTGGGTATTAACTTCAAAAATACGGTTCGTAATTTTGTATCAGATCTGTGCCTGGACAGAGTAGACGATTCTCTATATGGTAAGACCAGGCAAGGAGAAGTGTATGATCCAGAAGACAGGCTTAGGTCTATACCTAAATACTACATATATGAATTGGAGAACCAAGATGATGTATCTCACGATTTTGGCTACTCTTATTCGATGCTTATGATGCAGTCATCGTTATACAACGAAAAGCAGAAGTCTATAGAGCTCGCTCAAGGACTGGAGCAGATGTTACTAAATAAACAATTTGAAGGTGGTAAAAAGGCTGAAGCAACCCAAGCATATCAGATGTTCAGGGACTTCTTCAACGATCATTATTATGGCATTAGGATGAACACCAAAAAACTTACGGTGAACATCGGAGGATATACGGTAGACCTTACAAGAATTATGATGGCTGTTGAAAGGTTTATGTCGGTCATGAACTTGGCACTGTCTCCATTTGTGGCAGCTACCGGCGCCTTAACAGGTCATATCAACCTCATCATGGAATCTGCCGTAGGACAGTATATAAGCAAAGACTCCCTTAAATACGCATCGGCTGAATTTTCACGCCTTGCTCCATCTTGTATAGCAGAAACCGGAGACATAGATAGGAAAAGCAAATTATATGTCATAGGTGAGAGAATGGGGATATTCAATATCCGAAATCGTATGTATGGTGCCGGATACAATAGAGCGGCCAGGACCTTAATGCGTTCGCCTATGTATGCTTTTATGGAAATCCTGAACTACCCTCTTGATCCGCAGGTTATGATTGCTACTATGGACAATGTTCGTTATTACAAAGGCCGGTTCTACACGTTCCAAGATTTCAAGATGGAAAAAGAACGCAATAAAGAACAGAGTACCATAAAAAGAGAATGGAACGCATTAAAAGATCGTACTTTATGGAGTATGGTAGACGTCGTGGATGGGAAGGTGGTTGTAAAGCCAGGATCGGGTGTTACTGTTGAGGAAGTAGAAACCCAGATGGCTATAACCAGAAATCAAGTTCGTAGCTTGTCGCAGATATGCAACGGATCTTTGAATGAAGAAAACCGAACTGCCGCATCGCGCAACTGGATAGCCAGGTTCATGACCGCCCACCGAGGATGGTTGGTGCTGTCGGCTCAACGTCTGTGGAAAAGACGTGGCTTCAATTTCCAGACAATGCAAGAAGAGGAAGGGTTGTCAATTACGTTAAAGAATATGATAGCCAAAACATTTAGCCTGGCTTCCGAGTCTGGTATGAAAAACATCATAGATGCCTGGAATGAAAATAAAGACAATATGAATGAGGTAGAAAAAACCAATCTCAAACGTCTCAGTGTCTATGCCGGCACGTTCCTTATCATGCAGGCCGTATCTATGCTTCTTGCCGGATGGCGTGATGATGATGAAAACGAAGAAAGTTGGCTTGCTCAATTTGGATCCTATGTCGGATTCAGAACCATAAACGAAATAGCTTCACAGATGCCGTTTATTATGGAGCTTAACGTGGTAGATATCATTAACGATCCGTTTGTTATGGGGCGAAAACTGAAGGATCTTACCGATCTTAGGAATTATTCACTTGATAAAGTAACATCCGGTACATACAAGGGAGAGTCTAAGTTATTTAGGCAACTCACCAAACAGACGTTTATCAAACAATGGTATAATATCAAGACGCCGGAAGACGTAGCGCGCGCCTATAATTGGTGGCAGCAGACGAACAACAAGTCAATGATGTTCTTCATCGGCGCTACTCCTGATTCGGAAGGGGACGATGATGTTAGCTACAAGTAGACGAAGAATATCGGACTTGCATTGTTTTTGTATGATTCCAATATGTTATATTAGCATCGTCAAAGAGTAGATTGTACGTTTTTTGTTCTTACTTGAAAGATTATGTAGGTTTAATTTTTTCTGAAATTGTTTTCTTACCGGTTCTCAGTCAGAGATGATAGGGAACCGGTTTCTTTTATGTTGTCAATTATTGCTATCTTGCAAACAAAAATCATGAGACGAAGATTTCAAATAGGGATGGGGGTAAATCCCTCGCTTATAATCAATAAAGGCATATACATCCAACATGTAGATGGAGGATTATATACAAAAGAAAATTGGTCTAATAAAGGATATTCCAATGATCTATGCAATGGAATAGCTCTTGTAGATAAAGTGTGTTTTGTTATAGCCACCGAATATATTGGCACATTTCGTTGGGGTAAGGATGGAGAAATAGACAATATATTTGCACAAGATAGTTCTCATATGGGAACTATTAAAAAGGATTATTGGGGGCGTGAAAATCAGAATGCGTATCTTGAATATGATACCAGTAATATAGATTACGCTTTTAATAAAGCTAATAGCTATTTATTTAAAAATGGTCAAAATGGATATGTAGGTGGCGCCGGAGAGTTTTTTTTGATATCATTGTATGCTAATGAAATAAACGAATGCCTTTTAATGGTAGGAGGTACGATAATGAGTAATAGAATGTGGACATCCACTCGAAATGAAAAATTTTCCTATTCGTGGTATTATGATATAAACATCCAAGGAGATCATTTGGATACAGGTTCAAGGGGTAGTTCACATTATGTCCGTCCTTTTACTGAATTAATTTTATAAAATTATGAGAAGAAGATTTGAAAATATTAATACAGTTGCTGGCGGCAAGATCCCTGTTTTTGCTTGTTCGATTTCGGCCCCTACAACCACATGGCGAAATCCTGTACCTATTCTTGGTTGTAGATACCGATCTAATGGAGCAACTATGGCGGCTTCCTATGTTTTAGATGAAATTAATAATAGCAAGGTATGTACGATGGGCGGTAATCCTATAAATTGTACGATATCAAATTCTGGACAATATATCCAGGCTTACTTTAATGAAGGATCGGTAACAGGTGATATTATGTTACAGTTTACGATTGGAGACGTTTTTTTATTATTTCTTTATTACAGAAGGATCCAATCAAGTACCTCAACTGAAATTAAGTCCAAGTACTCACCTTATTCATTCAATATATAAGATAAGTACAATTGGCAGCTTTGTTCCTATTGACACCTATGTAGAATTATAATAAAAGATATAAAAATAGTACTAAAATGTATTAGTATAAGATAAGACGGTTATTAATCATATATTACAATAATCCCCAACCGTACACCTATTGTATGGCCGGGGATTATTGTAGTTACCATCTTTTCTTGTAACAAGAATCCACTACCTTTACCTTTTCTTCTTTGTTCTTACCATAATTAAATTCATACGCATCTTCGAATGAATAAAAAACAGCATAACACGACATGCCAAACATATCGTATTTTATCCTGTTTTTCCATTTCCCAAAAATGTTTTGATATTGGCATCAATATTCTACTTCCCCATTAGTTAATTTCCTTTCAACTATTCTAAGAGGAATATGAAACAAGTTTCTAAGCATTAACTTCATGACCTTCCCTATCTGTGAAAACTAAACCAATACCTTCTACAATATATCCTACTACAGGAGCTTTGTCAAATTCCTCCTTCGTAGCCCAAGTAGCATTATCAGGCATAAGATCCTTGAATGCGTCCGAAACATCACCTTGGCACCAGCAGTTATTTGATACAACAATGCCTTTCCCTTCGATATTGATATACATCTTTCTTCCACCACATCCAAGGCTGTTCCATCCGCTCGGTACGTTTTCCACCATAGGCTTAAGCACCCAGCTTTCACCGTCTATCCTAACCCATCCTGGATCGTCTTTGTGCTTGTCGTACATATTTTGCCAAAAAGAGCATTCGTAGCACCACCCCCTGTCTTCCATGACAGTTCTTATCTCACACCTTTCAAATCCATCTGCATCCATCGTGTGCGGAGAATGAGGCTGGTGAGGGGTGCCACATTTTGGGCATACGAGTTTTAAATTATTTTCCATATTATTTTACTTTCACGATCTTAATAGAATCTCCGATATTGTATTCCCCTTGGTATCTAACGAATTTTATGATTCTATTATGTTTAAATATTGAAATTCTTTCGTCTTCAGCATAATACATCACACGTCCACCCTGTAAAGGACGTAAATCATATATAACCCATCCGTTATTAACCTGACTATCATCATGCGAACATGATGATAACACAAGTGCCATCAATAAAACAAAATACCTCATATTATTTTCAACATAAAAATTTATAACCTATTTTTACTGCCTCTGCTTCTTCTCTCGTATCAAACATTAAGGTAGTGACAGCTCCTATGCCTTCACAAACGTAAGACACTTTCACCCACCACCTAAAAACCCCAGAGCCATAATCATCATAGTACGGCTCAGAAAGAACTTCTTCTACATACCCATCCAAATAATTCACGATCGCTCCTCCTTATTTTTAGATTCAGCCTCTTCAAGTATGCTGATCACCTTATCAACAATATCCGAATCAGACATTTTCTCAATAAAAATATCCATTGCCTTAGTTATGTCATTGGCTTCTTTTTCCTCAAGAGCTATTTCCCCACCGGTAATAGCATCAGATAATGATGTAGATAAGTGTCTTATCTTATCAATGCTCATAAACGTAAATGGATTACCACCTTGACCCCCACCCATTTCTTTCATGATCTGATATCCACCTGAGATAAGTCTGCCTGATGTCGTGGCCAAGGAGGATACGATTAGGGACAGTACCGCCGCTTCCGTCCGCTCCTCGGACACACCCTTCGACCACACGGCTGCCCTTATAGCGCCGGCCAGATTGTCTATGTATGGCATGAGACAATCTTCCATCGCTTGTGTTATATCAGCTATAACCTCACTACGCTCTTTATTTATGTAGTAGATAGAAGCATTGTACCTCTTTATCTCTTTGTCCATATTATTTAAAAGACGCTTGATATTGTGCTTATACATAGGACTGGTTTTAATTACTTCCTTTAGCTTAAGAATGTAATTATAAGCCTGGTCGTTTACGAACAACGTCATGGTCTCAACCGTTGAATGAAGCGTGTTGAGACTGTTAAGGATCTTATCGAAATTGTTTATCAAATAAGCTTTTCTGGCTTTTGCTGCATAGTTAATCATCGTATTCAAATTTTAGATTTTCAAGTTCATGTATTTGTAACTTAAGAGACTTAATTAAATCCGTTCTCTGTTCCTCTGCATATTTCAAAGCTTCTTCTTTACTTTTAAAAGCTTGATACCCTATTGTATAAGGAGTGAACCGGCCAGGAGTGTCGGCTAATAAAGTACCATCATAATCTTCTATTTTAGCTTTTACTTTTCTTATCTTACCATCTTGCAGACATGTGTCTGTAATCCACACAAATGTATCATACATTTCTTCATATAATTCATACCATTCCGGCTTAGGAAATCTTAATGTGAATCTAATTTCGGTATCTTTCTCTAAGACATTAATATCATACGCCTCCGGCCACAGTTCTTTTATGTTGTCTTCATCTTCAGCATACGCCACCAATACAAATGAATTACTGGATTCTGCACTACACCAATATGGATATTTTATAGGCCATTTGACTGGACGGTAGTCGTTACCGCAGTCGGATTTTTTAATGTAAAATCTTGCTCTAATCATTATTCTTTTATTCTTTTAAGTATATGTTCAATCACTTTAATAGTCCACACGTTCCCCAACATCTTGTACTGTTGGGTTTCGCTGCATTCCCATTTATACCAATCTGGTACAGTCTGTAACCTGGAGCACTCTGTAGGGGTTAATCTTCTTATTCTGAAATCGCCATGTAATGCTCTCTGTATGATAAAATTGTTTCTATCATATGAATTACAAGATAATGTTGGAGCCTTATCTTCATGAAATCCACCTTTGTTAAATCCTCTTGGTATTTGGAAAATAAGATTATCTTTCTGAACTGTTGTGAGACAATTGGATTTTCCATCGTTTTTAAATTCAATCATCTGAACTGTTTTAAGACCAGATTCTCTACATGTAGGTTTTTCTGGATTCCTACCTCTCATTGCTACACAAATAAGATCGTACATGTATTTACCCTTTACGGTAACAGTATTGGATTTCTCATCTTTTGTTTTAATATTAGCTCCATAACAATTTCCCTTGTCGTGATTTCTTTTCAAGTGAAAAGCTAAATTGTTTAAAACTTTTTCAGATAAGTAATATTTTTCATCTACTTCATATTCCGCTATATCACTTATGGTCAAACCTTCGTCTTTAGGTTGAGGGATAATGCCGCCTTGAATATTAGTCCAATAAATACGTTTCCTGGTTTGAGCGGAAACAAGTGCTGAATTAATATGATTGCCTTTACACCCTATAGCATCATCAAATACCGGCTCCCATTTCTTTCCCATCTTAACGTTCTCAAGAAGAAACAATACATCAGGATTAGTTTTTCTTACATCATTCAAAATACGAATAAACTCCCAGAATAAGTAAGACTGACCGGCAAATTCAAATCCTTGTTTTTTTAATTCAAGATACTCATTAAGTGATTTGATTTCTATTCCTTCTACGGTAGACAACCCTTTTCTTTTTCCAAAAAAGGACATATCCGTACATGGGCTGCCGGCTAAAATAAGATCTATGTGTCCAAGATCTTCTACATTCAAATCCCTTACATCTCCTACTTGTATAGTATTAGGGAAATTTAATTGCGTTTGTTTAATAGCAAACTTATCTATTTCTGATACATAATATACTTCAGGTGTGATCCCTATTTCTTTTAACGCTATTTGACCACATGACATTCCGTCAAATAAACTTAACACTCTCATGGCATTATACACATTTTTCAATTTTAATTGATTTTGATGATAGATACATATTCCATATTCCTCTGCCTCTGTCACCTTTTTCGTTTTGTTTTTGGATTGTCAAGTACAGATCTCCGTCTTCACATACTTCAACTTTTTTCAAGAAGCCTATCATTTCATCTCCTGCTTCGTGTAAAATACGGATCTTATCTCCTTCTTTTAACCCATAATTGGAATCAAAATATTCTTTTTTGATTCTATCAATATTGTCTTTATGTTTTTTTATAGCATAAAGCTCTTTTCTTAATAAATAATTTAGTTGTTCTATTGTCATTTCTTTTCCTCCTTATTTAATGGTATCAACCCTTTTCCATGCTTGTCATACCACAGCATAGCTATGCAGTTCCATGCACATTGTGCAAGATGAAAACATCCTGTATCGGAATCCACTCTTTCTCCTTTCATGTATTCCATCAGGTGTCGAAACATTGCAGCTCGATACCGCTCAAATCCGTTGTCAAGATTCTGCCAATTATTAGGCCCATATTTCTTGGCTCCGGCATGATAGACTTTTACAATGTCCTCAATCTCTTCCATTGGAAGCAAATCCCATCGTAGTTTATCGTCAATGATGTCATTCTTCACCGATTCCCCTTCTTTTTTATTATTGTCTTTTTTTGAACTAACAGGTTCTAACAAATCCAAGGGTATGCTAAACTGTTTCCCTTTGTAGTATATGACAGCCATAACATCTACATTGTAGACCTCTTTTGCCAATTCGACCATAGCTCCCCCAGGAACAATATCATCTTTAAAAGAATAATCTTTTTTAGCAAAAAGAAATTCTCCTTCTTTGAAAAGGACATCATCATTCTTTAGTATATAATCAACTGGTATATCAATCTCCATACGACCTTCATACGACAGCGTGGCTTCCTTATCTCCTTTTTTGATATCTTTTTCACACACAACCTTAAGCCCTTTTTTGGCTACTAACGTTTTATAAGCATAAACATCTTTGTTAATAACCACATTTGTCCCCTTTAGGATAATAATATTGTCCATTTTTTTCATTGTTTTATCGTTGTTTTAATTAATATAGTCCATCACTCTTTTTTTTTACAAAACGATCAAATTCTTCTCCGCTCATAACAATGCGGTTAATGATAATTATGCCACTATCGCTATAATCATCATCTTTAATTCCCATATCATCAAGCTCCTTCTTTAAGTCTTCAAATGTAGGGCCTGTCTCGCTTTTAAAAAATAAAGTAGCATGTGCAAGACTTCCGTTGTTTAGTTTTACTCTCACGGTATAGAGATATCCTTTTTCATCTTCATCCTTTTTATTGATACCATCAAGGATGCTATTTATCATATCCTTGTCCTCACGTGATAGGTTGGATATGGCTATTCTTCCCTTTAATCTAAATATTTCATTTTCGTTCATGACTTTCTGTTTTTATTGTTTTCAAAATATTGTCTTACGGCTTCTATGGCTTTATCATCATCAAAAGCTTCTTCAAACTCCGTGTAGAACCTATCTCGCTCCATGCAGAATGTGTTTTTTCCTTCCGGTATAGGACGGAACACAACCACCCTCTCTTTGTCGTGATTGGTTCCTATTATGTTATTGTCTAAGATAATAGAATACCTTCTTGAACTTTTGTTGATAACAACATCATGTTGAAGACCATACAATTTAAGTATTTCCCTTAATTCATTTGTTTTCATTTATATTACTCCTTCCAAATTTACTTTAATAGAACCATTTATGGTTTTAATGCTCCCATCTATGGTTGAAATCACATCATCTATATCATTTATAATACTTTCCATGTCATCAACCACCTCCTCCATATCAGTTACAGCCTGATCTGATTCCCAATATCTTTCTGAGTCTTGTAACGATTCCGGTATATTATCTCTCGCCTCAGTCTCTTCGTCTAAAATCATATCAACATCATCTTTGGCTGAATTTATGTTGCACTTCAACTCCGATAACTTTGATTTGATGTATTCAAAATCTGTTTTATACTTATTTACGTTGTTAATAACATCCGATATTTTTTTTCTTCTCTTGTTGTTCATGCTTTTATCCTATTATAATATTCTATAACCTTTTCTTTTCTATCTCCTGGTTTTACTGCCATATTCTCAGCCAAGAACCTAAAATACGACACCGGTATGTCCTTGAATCTAATTCCTTCATATTTTCCAAACCACATTATTATACTGTCAAGATCGTCTTCTCTCCTACCATCTCCATTCACAGATTTAAGCGAGGCTGCCCGACGAAGGATCTCGTCTTTGGTAATAATATCACCCATCCTTATATTAGACAGAAGTTGATCGCCGGCAAACATACACCAGCCCTTAGAAGGGAATTGCTCAATTGTCAGGTCTTCTATCCGACCGAAACGCCTCATGTTGTCGCAGCAATCAACTATCAGCGCCTCTTTCTTGTCAGGATGGATGCGGACGGCGCGGCCTAATATTTGGTAATAAGTTGAATATGAGAAAGTTGGTCGCCCAAACATCACACAATCAAGTTCAGGAAAATCAAATCCGGTAGCAAGCGTTGAATAATTAAAAACCACTTTCAACTTACCTTCTTTGAAATCTGATATAATTTGCTCTCTTTTCTTTTTGGTTGTTAGCGATGTTACGACACCGGTTATGGCTCCCATCCTGGCATTCATGAACTCTGATATTCTATTACATGATTCGATAGAATCCATGCAAACCAAAATGGCTTTACGCTCGTTCATAAGTTGAAGAAGGCGCTTGTAGATAGAGTTGTTTAAGCCGTTTCGTACAATACTTTCTTTAATAGATTCGTTGGTGTATTCGGCTCCGGTACTGTTTAACATCAGAGCCGATTCATCAAACGACCATCGTTCGTACTTAAGTGGACACCAAAACCCTTGAGAAGTTAGTTCTTGTATTTGAGTCACATGAACTATTTTCTTGAAGAAGTTATGCTCGTCTTTCGTCAGCATATTGAGCTTGCTGTAGTTTCCTTCCAGCATGGAACTGTAGGTTCGGAGGCGGCAGGGAGTGGCGGTGAAGCCCAGCACCTTCGCCTCTGGAAACCCGTTCATAAACTCCATAAATTCAGAACCTTCTTCAGGAGAATATCCTGAATGACATTCGTCTATCAATAAGGTATCTATCCCTATATCCTTCAACCTCGCTACATCTTTCTTTATGCTCTTTAATGTTGCATAAGTCATAGCCGACAGCTCCTTTATACCACATGAAGCAGAATATATAGTAGGTTCAGAACCGAATGATACGGCCTTCGCATAATTCTGCTCCAGAATCTCTTTTGAGGGCTGTAATACTAATGTCGGTCTATTTATTTCATGTGCTATCTTGGATATCAGAAGGCTCTTTCCACATCCGCATGGGGCTACGATTATGCCAGGCTTCTTAGATCTTTCTGTAAGGAACTTAAGCCCGGCATCTACTGCCTCTTTTTGGTAAGGTCTAAGTTCAAAGCCCATCGCAATCTATTTTACTGTTTTTTGAAAGTTCTATTATCGCCTCTTTCAACATCTCCCTTGCTTTATCTTCGTTATCTTCAAGCAAGCATACACTGCACGATATGCCCATACGATCCCCATAAGCCTCGGCATTACCTAATGTGAATGCGCAGCAGTAATCATAATCCATGTTTTTTGCTACGGCAATAAACTGATTATCTTCTATCAGTACAGCATATTCAGCATCAGTTTCACACATGATAATGGCTTTATCTTTTTTTATAGACAACACCTTGTTTCTGAAAAGTCCGTTATAAATCCATAGTTCTTTTCCTGTATTTTTATAAAGCACAGCCATATCTTCCTTGATTGTGACTTCTTTTTTCATGACTTACTTGTGTTTAACATCAGTAATTAAAATGTATTTTTTAACAATATCTTCAAGACTCACAGAAGAACGTATATATGGTTTTTCTTCGTACTCATATAGAACGTACCCTTCTTTTATGTCTAATATCTTAATCACATGCTTGCCTCTTTCAAATGGATCCTCAAAGTAGTTCTTATGTTCGTATCTTTGACCTACTTTGATTTTGTCAGTTTTCTTCTTCATCTTATAACGATCTACTGCTCTACCTGTTTTTATGAAAGCTGTCGTGAGCAAGTATAATAAAACTAAATACAAAAGGATCGCTACTCCACATATTAGATCTTCTTTCATTGGACTCCCTTTAAGTAGTTAAACCATATATCCTCCAGCTTCTCCTGAAGTTCAAATGCTTTCTTGAAATTTCCACATCTTACAGCAACGTCTCTCATGTATTCTACGTTTATAACCTCCGGATCTTGCCGGTATTTTGTTCTTAACTTTTGAACATCCTCGTATTTCATCGCTTTATTTTTTTAGACGGATCCCAATCTGAAGAGAAAGGGCATTCGTTTTTGTTATGTAATCCAAAGTCACAATAATAACACAGTGCTGACGGGCAGGGCAGCTTGTTTTGCGAAACAGGCTGGCTTAGGGTGGCACGCCTCTTGCTATACCTGGTTCCTTCTGCTCCCTGGATGTATGCTTGAAATGCTTTTACACTATTATCTTCAAAATCATACATTTTAGACAAAGTGTCATTTAGCATCTCTATAGATTTTGTTTTACGTTCCTCATCTACCTTAACCTTTTGGTACTGTCTGGTCCTGGTAAAGAAATAGATGTTCATATCTGGCAGAACTCCGCCATATCTTCTATAGATGTAAAATGAATATATAGGATGCTGTAAATTTGTTTCCAACTTCTTAGAGTCAAAAACCTTATTACCGGATTTCCAATCTATGACATAATGGTGAACTACGTTCTTGCTTTTTATAGCCAGATGAAGGTCTACCGATCCTACTATGTACACATGAGTATGAACGGTCCCATTTATATCAACAGGCTTAGGAAGACGGTACGGCAGCACAAAATCTTCTTCGACTCCAACTATGGCGCCGTGTCTGATAAGTTTCTCGCAGGGATTAAGATCACTATCAGCTATCATAAACCTATTGCCGTCTTTTTTGAACAGATCCACAATCCAAGCAAGAAGTTCCCCAGATTGCTTCATGGCCATCATCATATTTTCCGGTGATTGCCAAGGTATGTCCTCCTGGTAAGCATAGTAACTTATTGCTTCTCCAAGGTCTTTACCAGAAGGCTGTCTTCCGTTCTTAAAGAAGTATTCCAGTGTCTTATGGATAACCGTACCATAGGATGTAGCTTCTTGTTTTTCCGTAGACCTTTTGCCCTCCACGTAAGTCTTATACCATTTCATTGGACAAGTAAGAAACGTATCTATCTGGGAATAAGATATGGCAAGACGTTTCACGCCATTAAACTCCTTATATAGCAGATGCGTTTCCGGGACCATCATAAGTCATTGTCTTTAAATCCTTCCGGGTAATATACGACATACTTCTTACCGTCTTCTGGTGTCATGGCAAACTGCATGTAGTTATTACGATTACGATGCTTGCCATCCAATCCTCGTTTCCAATACAGGATACCGTCTATATCCACATAAGACCGTCCGCGTTCGGCTCTAACCACGTCCGTGTGTAGCAGATACCCGTCGGAAGACACGATCCACACTTTATCCCCTTTGTTTAAATAAGATATTCTTTTTCTTACAACAACCTTTTTCTTATTATCCAATACAAATTCCTCGTCAGTCATACTCTTCATCCTCCTCTTCTTCTGTTTCAAAATCAATTCCATAACACTGATCATAATGATTGGTCAGTTCTTCTGGTTCTAAATCTTGTCCAAAATCCATATTAAATTATATACTTAATTCTCCTTCTTCATATTTTATATTCACCTTGTCACCGTTTTTGTAATTTTTTCCAGACAAGCATCTTACTCTCATTTGCTCTTGTCTTCCATTTTTCGAAATATTTACCATATAATGGTTCTTTCCTGATCTAAATACTATCTCCACCTCTCTGCCATTTAAATCTTCTGGACATTCGTACACCATTTCTTGTTTTAACTTAAGAAGTAACTTATATACGTAAAACAAAACGATAAAGAAAAACGACCCTATCACAACCCCTACTAAATGGGAACCCGAAAAGTACGTAGTCCAGCTATATCCAAGAATAAAATGTGTTATGCCTTTGAATGATATGATGTCCGACAAAGACATACTTAAATCAGAAGCATTGTCAATATCCGTATCCAGATCAGATCCTAATATCGACAACAAAAACTGTATAACAAAAGCAAATGATGCTATTAAAGCCATGCATAAAATTATATCATTTCCCATGTCCTTCTGTTTTTATTTTGTAAACAAGATCAGTCATATCTTTGATGGATTTAATATTGTCATCATTAACAACAATATTGAATTTTTGTTCCACCATCATCTCGAGTTCAATTTGATCAAGAGAATCTAATCCAAGTTCTTCAAACGACACATCTTCTTCATGAACTATATCCATTTCCGAATTAAGAAACTGAGTAATAATTATATCCTCTATTATCTTTCTAATTCTTACTTTTTCCATTGCTTTCTAATTTTGTTAAATAAATACGTTTTTATATTTTTCAATCGTTCTTTGTCTGTTTCAGAACTTCCGGTAAACAAATAATCCGGATTGCCTTTAGCCGGCGGCGTAGGCAATTTAGATACGGCAAACAACCAATCCATTTCCTTATTCTTCTTAGACTCCAAATAAGGCTCGGTAGCGATCTTAAATTTTTCAGCTATTAAGTCAAAGAGCTTTGAATTTTTAAGGTTCATATGGACTGAAAAAGCCTGAGAAGGCGGTTTCCATATGAAGTTACATAAGCTCATTGTGTAATCTCCTGACTCTGCTATATAAGATTCCGTTACTTGAAGTATGACCTCTTTCTTAAATGAAGTATTACCCATAAACCAACACAATCTGGATTCCGCTTCTTTTCTGCTGACACCTATGTCTTTTGAATATGATTCGTACATTCCTATCATAATCTTCAACGTTTCCAGAACCTCGTCTGTCATTTCCGGTGTCTCTATATAATTCACAAAAGACGTTCCTTTGTTGGTCAATCTCATCACGCCTGATTTTAATTTCTCAACCAGGCCAAGCTCTATATATCTACCAGCATCTTCTTCCTGCATGGCTTCGATCATAACCGAATCCTTCTGTCTTATGGCAAGAAGATTAGCGAGATCATTAGGAGTCATGTCTGATGCTGTAAGTTGTCTGAAATTGATGTACATTCCTAATCAGCTTTAATGAAAATAACATCTCTATTATCCTCCCTCTCCGCGTGACTACACGGACCTGCAATCACATGCACTGCCCCGAATGTAAAGTAATTGAATATACATCCTTCACATCCTGCATTTGGCGCCGTAGGTTCCACACATTTTAATCTCACAAGTCCGGCATCAAACACTTCTCCTACTTTAAATTCCTTCTTTTCCATATTTCCTCCTTGTTTTTAACTGTTGTACCCTTCTTTGATAATCGAATTTCTACCGGTAGACACCGACTGACGGAGATCATCATGTACAGAATCTACCGTAGAATACTTGTTTCTGGTTGTAAAAATAACTTCCAGCATCTCCTTGTAATCACCTAAAGCCACTTCGTATCTTGGATCCACTTTGGCTTTTCTTTCAGCCTCGGCATTACTTTTAGCCAGCTCTCGGTCGAGAAGGTCTTCTTTGATCCGGTCAGCAATCATATCAAGTTCTTTTTTAATAACTTCTCCTGCTGCCCGAAGTTGACCTTCTACGTCACCAAGCTGGTCTTGGACGGTACCTATTTCTTTCTTTAGACGATCGTATTCGTTAATCATACCCATATCACCTGCATAGCCGGAAAAGTCCTTGATTATTCTGGTTCCTTCTTTAAGGAGCTCAATGACTCGTCTTTTGCGTTCTCTGCTTATTAAAGACGGAAGACGATAATTCATATCCGCTACTGCTTTATCATGTATGGAGTTGATTAAAAACATCTCTCTTTCATCCCCTGCGAACTCAGTAAGAACCAAAAGGAACTTACTTATCAGGTATTCGTTTTCTTCTACGGTAAGTCTCATACGTTTCTTTTTTTTAATATACTGACTGTTCTTCCTTTACCTCTTGTTCTTGATCTTGATTGTTCGTAACGTCTTCCACAGTATAGAGCTTGGGCGGCGTCGGCGGCTGGTTGGGGTTCACGAACTTCGTCCCTCCCTCCCCGTACATCCATCCATGCCCCGGCAGGATCTCTGGGTGGATTGTATTAGTAAGCTCTTCCATACTAACTTGCCTTACCTTCAGTATATGATGAAACACCAGTCCGGCTGTCCTGAATGATGTTTTGTTTTCAGTTTTAAACCGGTCAAGAGTCTGATACCAGTCTTTCCCAAATATCATATACTTGTCCAGCCCGTATCTGCGAGGATTATGCAAACCTATCATTAACGTACATAGTTGCCCCAGCGTATCAGACTGATAAAAGTCAGAAAGACGGGGAGGCTGCTCTTGAGGGCTTTTTATCCTTCCTTCTATCTCTCTGTTGAATTGGGATATGATGAGGAAAAATATGTTTTTATATACTAATTTAGCCTCGTTCATAACCGCCACCAAATCATCTATAGCCGACTTAGGATCCAATCCCATTCTTTTTATCAAAGCAATATGATCGACTTTAAATATTATAAGACGTTTGTCTTTATGCTTAGTAGCTATATGATATACAGCCGCCTCAAACTCTTTTACCGTACACGGAGCGTCGATGTATATTATATTATTTCTGATTTCACCTTGAAGGATTTCAAACATCCTCATCTCTTCTACTGTATTAGAATCTTGCCTTCTTAATATTTCAGGAGCCCGTTTTTTCATATCCTGACTCATTCTGCGAAGAAGAAGATCTTGAGGATTCATTTCGAACTCGCAATTGACAAGAAAATAATCTTCTGCTTGTGGGTTGATCATCGGATTCATCACATTTTCCAATATCTTTTGGGCCACATACGATTTACCCACAGATGGCCGAGCCCCTATGGCAATAGCATGCTGAGGGAAAATACCTCCAAGCAAAGCCTCATCAATATAATCGTATCCGGTTTTAGCGGGGATAAGCTCTCCCCGCCTGTATTTTAAGATATTCTCATACGCCTCTTCCATAACCTGTTTGGAGGTTTTGAATATCCTTCTTATATCTATCCTATTTGCTATCTCCTCGTGCATTTTTGTCACCTTTTGTATCCGATTTGGATCCCCTATTAGCTTTTACTGATTTATACCTAAGACCGTTTTTGGTATGAGAACAATCTTTGCCTTTCCTCCAGCTTTTGCCTTTCTTCTTGTCCGTTTCGTAGTTTTTACGACCAAGCTCCCGGCGTTTGGCTTTCTGTTCCGGTCTGGCATTTATCTCCTTGTCCTTTTTAGCCTTTTTCTTCCTGGCTTCGGGATGAGTCCTGTAGTACTCTGTCGATCTACCCATGTGCTTATATTTTTTTTGATGAATAATAGCACAAAGATAGGTAATTCGCGTCCTATTTCAACCTGCCGTAGCTCATATCGGGATCACACCAGACATACCCGTCTTTCTCATCATGGAGATACTCAGGGCATCCTCTGCATGCGCTACTGCCTGACACTATTTGATTGTTCTTATTAGGGCACTTATCTCCAGGTTTATGCCATTCTATTCTCGAACCTGATCGTTCTTTGTTTACATGACAGAACTGAAAGACTTTTCCCATCGTCTTCTCGCCAAACATACCTATATGTGTGTACTCTTCCGGTATAGCGAGAAATTCAGATAAATCTTTATACATCCTTTCCCGTTCCTCTGGCGTAGACCATAGTCTATCAAGTTCGGCATGGACTCTTATCTTAAGAGACCTCAGTGATGGCCCCGCAAGCCGGCCTTTAGCTTTTCCCTTATTCGGCCCTGATTCATGAACACCGACATAAGCGTTGCATGGTTTACACATCATAACCATCCCTAAGCCTTTTCTGCTATATATTTTATCGGCATTGACCAACTCGGTTTCTCTTCCGCAATAAGGGCAAATTTCGCCTCTTAAAATCCGTTGTTGCCGCACATTGAGTTCCATACTCTATCCTTTTGTTTCTCTTTAAACTTTTCATACAAACTGCTTTCAGTTTCCATTTCCGAGATCTCCACCTCTACGTCCTCTCTTTTGAAAATTACTTTCTTGGCTGTAGGATACGCACATTTAGAGATACGAATAGCATTACGAATAGCGTAAACAAAATACGTTTCTGGTGATGATTCGATCACCACTACCTCGTTTAAAGTGTTTTTATAATTTTCCATGTTGTTATCTACTTGCTTCAATTACACACCCTGGATTATCTTCACATGCCTCTTTGTATTCGATAAGAAACTTAAGAAATGAATCATAAGACCCCCATCCGTTTTCTGGTTCGTATCTCAAAAGACTCTTTCTCTTGGAGATCATAATATATATACCTTTTGTGAGTATCTTCACCATCTCCTTAGTATCTATTTCCCTGCCCAATTCTTCCAGTCTCCAAACATAATCGTATAGTGTTTCTTTGTTTTCTGATACGAATATTTTTTGTGCCATCTTGTTCATGTTGTGGGTGATGTTTGCAACCCATTTACGATCCTCTTCTTTCTTCTTGCTCTTAATATAAACGTCCAGGCTCAT